TACTGCACGCCGTTCTTACAGTTGGCCTCTGTAAAGCTCTGAGTGGTGAATGCCTGAGTGCCAACATAAACCCTTGGGTCAATTCCATCGAATGGGGTTATTAAGTTTGTAGCCTCTTGCAGGTGCTAAAACAAACATCATGGCTATGGCCATTGAAGCTAGATTAAAAGAAATTCAAGATACATTGAACACTGATTTAGTCCCACAGCTGTTTGCACTGAATGGTGAGGTTCTTACTTCGAAAGAATTACCTAAACTTAAATATGGCGACCTTGACGAAGTTGACTTGGATGAATTCTCCAAAGCAATTCAACGTATGGGTAGTGTTGGCGCTCTTGAACTTGATCGTCCTATGGCTAACAAGATTCGTGAGTCTATTAAAGTTGTCGCTAAAGGCGATGATGAACCAGTAGACAAAGAAGAGATTATGGGTGGTGATAGCCAAGCTGGGGACGGTATGGCAGCTGGTGGCGGAAACGGTGCCAGCGGTAAAGCATCCACAAGGGATAACGCAGCAGCCAATAATGCGTAGGAGGTAATATGAAATTTGTAGAAGCCCTAGCGGAACTTATTGAAAAGCACTTCGGAGGCTCGAAAGAGTCTTCCGATGTTGTTGAAGTAACTAAGGCACTAGATGAAGAAAAGCGTATGGCACTCTTCGTTGTATTAGAACCACAAGTTGGCGATACAACAACCGATCTGCATAGTGATACTTACACAGCAGAAGAGATTGAGAAAGCCTGCAACAACTTTAACACACACTGTAATACAGCCAACCTGTTCCACAAAGTTGAAACAGAGGAAGCTCACATTGTCCAATCCTTTATCTCACCATCTGATTTTACTTTAGATAGCGGAGTTGAGATTAAGAAAGGTACTTGGCTACAGTGGTTCCACTTTCCAGAAACAGAAACTGGTGAGGCTCTATGGAATGCTGTGAAGTCTGGAGAGATTAATGGTGTATCCATTGGTGCTATGGCCACGGCTGAGGACTTAGAATGACAACAGAATTAAAAGCTAAGCGTAGATTGAGTGATATTAGTTTCGAACATAATGGTGCACACGTTGCACTTGTAGGGCCATCTGTTGGTGGTGCTGCTAATGGACGTACAACTCTTATTACTAAAGCTACCAATACCATTACACAAGAGCTGATTGAGAAGGCCACAACAGTGACCGTTGAAATGCAGTTTCCTGAATTCCTGCGTAAGTTCTTCGGAATGTACTGGGACGATGCAGAAGTCCTTTCTGTAGCGATGGGGTATGGACGTACAGAGTATGAAGATGATGACGAAGATCGTAAAGACTATATCGACAAGCGCGTAGAGTCAATCAACATCCTCAAAGCTGTATATCGTGCCCAAGACTTGGAGAAGGCACTTGCTGACCTATCTCCAGAAGAGACACTGGCCATCCTGAAAGATCAGGAAATGCTGGAAAAAGCTCTGGAGAATCTGCCAGAACAATCTAAATTAAAATATGAGGAAACTCCAATGGAAACAATTCTAAAAGCTGCTCACTTAGAAGCTGTTGAAGCTGCTGTTGCAGTTGAAAAGGCTGCTGGTGTTGCTGCTCTTGCAGAAGTTCAGAAAGCCCTGGATAGCCAAGCGCTAGTCCTTAAAGCTGCTCAAGAACAACTGGAAGTGTTTACAACTGCTGCTGCTGCTCTGAAAGTTGAAACACGTAAAGCTGCACTTGGTGCTGCTAAAGTTCCAGCTGACAAACTAGAAGCTGTACTTAAATCGCTAGAAGTGTTGGATGACGAAGCATTTACCATGCAAGTTGATCTGATGAAATCCCTGGCATCCGCTGTTGATGCTTCTGAGATGATGCAAGAGGCTGGCATTGCTGGCGCTGGCGCTGAGTCTGCCGAAGAAGTTGACCGCACTACTCAAATCCTTAAAGCCCGTTACGGCGTTAAATAATTAAATCATAGGAGATTTACAATATGGCAACTTACGCTGCTGATGTACAACGTCTAAGCAACTGGCTGGTATATGAAGAAGAAGCTGGTAGTGGTGTTACACGTGAAGTGCTTGCTAAGGCAAGTGTTAACGCAACAATCACTGGTTCTGTTCTTGATAGCACTGGCGCCCTAGTCGTTGCAGCTACTCTAGCTGACGCAACATACATTCTTATTGACGACCTGACTCGTCCGTCTGCTGCTGAATACACAAAAGTATTAGTGCTGGCCCGTGGTCATGCGAAAGTAGGTAAAGCTAAACTGATCTTCGGAGCTGACGTTACTACTGACGTACAACGTAAAACAGCTACTGATAAACTGGCATTGAAGAATATCTTCGCTGTTGATCAGATTACTTACTAATCCACACTATATAGGAGACTAAAATGTCTACAACAGTACAACTAGCTAAGCAGGCAACTCGCTCGTTCGGTAACAACAACTACGAGTACACCGACCTGTCGGCTCCACTGATGATCATCCCTAACGACTGGTTCCTGGGTACACAACTTGGGCTATTCGCTAAAGATACCACAAACCAAGAAACAATCACAGTTGAAGAAATCACAACTGGATACGGCCTGATCAAAGACGTACACCGTGGCGCTCGTCACACCGTGGTTAGTGATCCAACACGTAAAATGCACGCCTTCTCGATTCCACACTTTACCCTTGATGCTTCTATCACTCCACGTGATATCCAAGGTAAGCGTGCTTTCGGTGTTGACGATCTGGAAACCCTGGCTGCCGTGCGTGCACGTAAGCTTGAAGTGATCCGTAAGTCATGGGCTGCTACACACGAAACTGCCATCTGGCACACAATCACAACTGGTACAGCTTACGCTCCTAACGGTAACGTAACTTACGACTGGTACACTCAGTTTGGCGCTTCGCGTACAACTGTTGACTTCCAGCTGAATACCTCGACTACAGATATCATCGCTAAAACTGAACTGGTTTTCGCTGCTATCCAAGACAACGCACACGATGGCACAATCTACGGTCAAATCTTTGCTGTAGCTTCCCCAGAGTTCTTCCAGAAGCTCATTGCTCACCCAACAATGAAGCAACTGTGGCTGGCTTACCAACAGTCTCCACAAATCCTGAAAGACCGTCTGACTGCTAACGGATACGACGCTCGCTACCGTGAGTTCACTATCGGCAACATTACTTATGTTGAATACCGTGGTGTTTCTCCAGCTGGCACTCGTTACATCCCAGCAGGCGATTGCTACTTCATGCCAACCGATATGGGCGATAACTTCGTTCAATACTTCGGTCCAGCTGACCACTTCGACTTTGTTAACACTCAAGGTCAAGAGCTGTACGCATTCGAATACGGCGATGGCCGTGGGCAAATGATCGAAATCCAAACCGAATCCAACTTCCTGAACGTCCTACGTCGTCCACAGTTGATCGTTAAGGGTATCGTTGGTGCCTAATTGAACTGGGGGCATTTTTGATGCCCCCTTTCTTTGCTTAGGAGCCTAGAATATGCCATATACTGGAAGTCCATCAACAAGTGCTACTGACAGAATTCGTTTGAATGTTGGTGACATTTGGTCAGACTTTGAACTACTGCATGATGAAGATTATCAGTATTTCATTGACAAGAATAATGGGAATGAGAACAGAGCTACACTAGATGCAGCCCGTGCTCTTCTTTTCAGCCTGACACGTTACACACGTGAACGTACAGGTGATATTGAGGTTTATGGTGGTGATTGGTTTAATAACTACTACCGCGCCTTAGAGCTTATTTTGAAAGACCCTAACATTGCTATCAGTCTTGCGGTTCCTTACGCAGGTGGTATATCACGTTCTGATATGCACAGCAATAGAATCAACTCAGACAACAGCTCAGTGATGGTTCCAACTGACAGACCTCAATTAAGACTTGGGTGTGGCAATTGGCAATACAACTACGATCATTGTGGTAGTGCGGGTGGTGGTCATGGGCTTCACTATTAAGTTAGAAACAAAACTACCAACCTTGATTAAGAGGTTGGACAAATTAAATGGTACTGAAATCTCGGTAGGATTCTTTGAAGAGGATCGTTACGGTCCTGAGAATGGTAATCTGTCAGTAGCTACAGTAGCTGCTATGAACGAGTTCGGTACTAAGTTCAACCCCACTAGGCCATTTATGTCAGATACATTCTCTGACAGTATGAACCAACTCTATATGGCCAGGGGGATGAAAAGTATCTTTACTGATATTCTGAAAGGTGGTACTGCAAGTCAAAGACTCATGAATACTCTGGGTAAACTTTCAGCAGGAATGATGCAATATAGCATCCAAGACTACGCCTCCAGGGGTGGTAATAGTCCGGCCACAATCGCCCTTAAAAAGGGAAGAGATACACCACTTATCGACTCTGGAAAAATGCTTGAGTCAGTTAAGTTCTACATCCACCGATAAGGAGCAATACAATGAGAAATCCACCGCTGCTCCTTACAGGACACGTCACGCTTGATGTTATCCGCCGTGAGGCTGATATACTCGTCAGAGGGCGTCCCAGCCCTGGAGTTGAGAATGTTGTCCAAGTTGTATGCAATGTACAACCAGTGCTTAAGTCTTCCGATACTTACTTACTACCAGAGGCTGATAGAAGTCGAGCCACACTTAAGCTGTACTCAAAAGGTGCTGAACTTAGGCAGACAAAGGAAGGTACTGGAGGATGGCTTGCAGATCGCTTCTACTGGAAGGGCGAGTTGTATGAAATCATGAAAGTTATTGATTATGATATGGGTGTATTAAATCACTATAAAGCCTTGTGCTCAAGAGTGGAACTAACCTAATGAATATCTATCAAGACTTGGAAGACTCACTCTACAACATCATAAACACTTTCCACCCTGACTGGACCGTGTTATTCGCTTACACAAACGCCTCAGAGCCAATAAACCCTTATGTCTCTATTGATGTAAGAAAGATTGAACCCTGTGGCAGAGAATATAGCTCCACACCTACTGTAGGTGAGGATGGAGTTAAGTTGATTCAGACTACAATTCAAGACTACGAAACTTCTGTAAGATTCGAGTTTATTGGTAAGTATGATGATAACACCACCCTTGCTAGCATGGCTGACCTATTTCAACTTGAGCTTAGAACATCCACTGGATATGAACTGCAAACTATTAACAGAATAGCTTTGCATAAACTTTCTACTCTAAGAAGATTACCACTTAAACGTGATACTGATATGTATATGATCTACCAGTTAGATTGTGTGTTTGCATACTCAGCAATGATTACAGTGGAACAAGATTACGCCGCAGCTATTAGTGGTGAAGGTGTCTACTATGACGCCAACCAACCACCTGACTACACAATGAAGACTCAACTGGAAATCACTCTACCTACTTAGGAGAATAACGTATGACCGTTCTTACGGATATCATTCAAATTGACATCACTAGAGAAACTGCTGCTGTCACACAAACAAATTTCAACGTACCACTGTTCGTATCAGCACACACTAAGTTTGCTGAACGAGCTAGAAACTACTCAAGCTTGACTGCTGTATCGGAAGACTTCGCTGTAACTGATAGTGCCTACATCGTAGCTCAGAAGCTTTTTAGCCAAGTGCTAAAGCCTTCTCAGATCGTAATTGGTCGCAGACTTGTTCCAAGTTCTACTGTAAGTATCTCTGCTGCGGCAGCTGGAACTTACACACTAACAATCAACGAAACCCCATTCAGCTATGTTGCGACTGGTGTAGATACTCAAATTACCATTGCAGCAGCTATTAAGACTGCTTATGACGTTACACCAATCACTGGCGTAACAGTTACAGACAACCTTGACGGAACACTTACAATTGCATCTGCTGTAGGTTATTCACTTGCTGTGACAGCTAACATGACACAGGCCAACAGTCCTGCAACTGAATCTTGGATTGATGCTATCAACGCGGTATCCCTAGTGAACAACACTTGGTATGCGGTAATGATCGAGTCTCACCTAGAAGCTGACGTACTGGCAGTAGCTGGTATGATCGAAGGTATGAAGAAAGTATTCGGTACATCTTCTGCCTCGCTGGACGTGAAAACAACTTCGACTACAGATACATTCTCTAAACTGGAAGCTTTGGGTTACCAAAGAACTTTCGGTGTTTGGTCTGCTACTGCTGACACAGAGTTCCCAGAAGCTGCTTGGGTTGGTTACCAACTACAAGAACAGCCAGGGTCTAATACTTGGGCTTACAAAGCTCTATCTGGTGTGACAGTGTCGTCTCTGAGTGATACAGAGTCGAGCAACATCCAAGCCAAATCTGCATCGACCTACGAACGTGTTGGTGGTCTAAACAGCACAATCGGAGCCAAGATGTTTGGTGGTGAATGGATCGACGTAATCATCTTCGTTGACTGGCTAGAAGCCCGTATGAAGGAACGTCTGTGGAGTCGCCTAGTAAACAGTAAGAAAATCCCTTACACAGCTGCTGGCGCTGCAATCATTGAAGCAGAGATTCGTGCACAACTTAACGATGGTATCCGTGTAGGTGGTCTAGCCCCTGTACCAGCCCCAGTCGTAGTTGTTCCTGATGTTCTCTCGCTGTCAACTAATACACGTGCACAGCGTATCTTTGAAGGCATCACCTTCTCAGCACGTCTAGCAGGCGCGATTCACTTCATCAAGGTACAAGGAACGGTCACAGTCTGATGAACTACTTCCTCTACCGCATTACAAATAAAGTGAATGGTAAGCAGTATATTGGGATCACTAACGACCCAGCCAAACGCAGAAAGCAACACTTATCGTGGAAAGGTCAATCCTCTTCACCAGTGTTGCGTAGTGCAGTTGAGAAGTACGGAAACGAGAATTTCTATTTTGAAGTTCTCGTTGAAGGTTCTAAGGAGTATATAAATGAGCTTGAAGTTCTCGCCATTGACAACTATGTAACCACTGCTCCCAGTGGATATAACCTCCAGTCAGGAGGTTCCCCGGATAGGGGTTCCACCGTAGCCCACCGTTCTGATGACGTTCCAGTTTGTGCTGGCGGGTTTTGGTTCCCAAATAACCGAACCGCTATCAAAGCCCTTAATTGGAATAAGAAAACTTTCTACGCAAGACGTAAAGCTGGGAATCTCCATCTTGAAGTGAAACCACTAAAGGCCGTTGTAAGACCTAAACGTGGCAGCGAAGAAGATTTGAATAGGCGAAGTGAGAGCATGAAACAGACCCTTAGAAATAAATTCCGTAAAACAGTCTAACCGGCCTACACCTATTTTAGGAGATTTAAAATATGTCTACACAACGTCTAGCTACGTTCGCTCCAAATGACGTGAGTGTTATTATCACTCAAACGAGCACAGGTATTGCCCACTTAATTAGTGGCTACTCAGAAGACTCTATCGTAAATATCGAATGGAGCAGCCCACGCTACAGCCTATACACTGGTGCAGATAACACTGGTACACGTGTATTTAACGCTAGCAACTCAGCTGCACTAACTCTGAGCCTACAACAAACTTCTGCATCTAATGACGTACTATCTCAGCTTTTTGCTAATGACGGACGTAATTCAGATGGATTGTTCTCTGTACAAGTTAAAGACTCGTCAGGTCGTTCTATCTATTTCAGTGATGATGCTTACATTGGTGTTCGTCCTAACGCTGGCTACTCTAACAGCATGATGACACGTGACTGGGTTATTCAAGCCTTCAACCTTGACGGGTATGCAGGTGGTAACGCCATTGTCACACCAGAAGACCAAAACACAATTGAAACACTGGGTGGCACACTTGCTGCTAAGTGGATTCAACAGTAACACATTCGTTAAGGGGCTTCCATTCGTGGCGGCCCCTTTTCTTTTTCTAAGGAGTTTATAAATGGCAAGCCTAAAACATTATGCCCCAAATGATATCTCAATTACAGTTGCAGGTTTGTACACCGTCACTGGCTATGCAGACGGCACATTTGTAAATATCAGAAAAGATACACAACAAATCTCAACCATCAGAGCGATGGATGGAACTATAGCAAGAATTAAATCACCAGATACAGGTTGGAAAGTAGAAATCACTCTCGCCCAATCTTCTACTGCTAACGACGTTTTCTCAATATTCTGGAACGCTGACAAGGCTACAGGCTTTGGTAAGTTCCCACTGTTCATCAAAGATTCGAACGGTACAACAATGTTCATGGCTGCATCAGCCTGGGTAGAAATCATACCTGATATCGTGTTCTCAAACCAAATGGAGACACGTACTTGGACTCTTAGCTGCACAGATGTTATCGCTAACATTGGTGGTGCTGGTACTGACAACCTACTAACTGCACTTGGTATTGGGGCTGCTGTTACCCCTGTGCTGGATGTTCTTTCAACTTTCGCCATAGGATAAGGAGTATTTATGTCTGGTAATGTATTGACGTATGACCCATCCAGTGTTATTATTACTATCTGTGGGTATCAAATTCCTGGCATCGTATCAGTCAGCCTTATCTGGCAGTCCGAAGTGTTCAGCATACGCAAAGGAATCCGTGGTGTCCACACAAGAGTTTATAGCCAGGATAGAAAATCTACCCTGGTTTTAGAAGTTCTCCCCACATCTATTGCCAATGACGTGTTCTCTGACATTCTACTTCAAGATGCTGCCCATAAGTCTGGGCGACTTGAGGTGGCAGTTAAGGACGCATCTGGTACATCCCGCTTTCAATCTAACGAAGCATATATACACACATTCCCCGAAGTGGTTTTCACGGCTGATGGCCTAACCACTCGCAAATGGGAAATCGAGATTATGTCGTTCGTAAGTGGAAGTGGAAACCTTGGAGGTAACGCCTCTAACGGTATTGATATTAACGATATTTTATCTGGAGCATTAGAGAACGTCTCAAATGGCGTAGATACTATTGCAGGATTCTTTTAAATAACAAGGAGTAATAAATGGCTATCTCACAAAAAGAAATTAACATCCAAGGTACTGACTACCTGCTGACTCAACTACCAGCAATGACTGGTTTGAAGCTTGGTAAGCAACTTATCAAAACACTTGGCCCATCCTTTGCTGCTATGCAAGGTGAGGGTGCAACAATCGCAGGTGCTCTAAATATCCTGTTCGAGAATCTGGATGACAACGCTGAGGCGCTGATCATTGCCCTGGTTACCTCGGCATCTAAGGGTAGTGTAGCTATCAACTTCAACTCTGAGTTCGCTGGTGAATACGACAAACTATTCATGCTGGTGAAAGAGATTGTGGAGTTTAACTACGGATCGGTTTTTCAGATGCTAGGTTCCGGCGCCCAGTAAACTCTAACGCGGAACCACAGACAAGTCATCCTCGCCTTAAAAGGGTAGAGGATGGGTATACTCAAGACTGGGAAATCTTTCGCATCATGACAAGTGATATGAAAGGTCTGCCAACTTATATTGAGTTGCAAACTGTCTGCAACGTAGAGGACATTTACAATATTCTTGAGATGCTTGACGCTAAGTTTGAGATGGACGAAGTTGCCCGTATACAAGCCAAACAACAAGCTGATCAGAACAACAATTAAATAAAGAGGCTTATATGCTTGTCGAGGAAATTGCTCGCCTTACGGGTACGTTAAAGTTTAACGTAGAAGCCCGTCCACTGATAGCGTTTGAGAAACGTCTGAATGGGGTTATGAACCTTCTTCGTGAGTTCTCAACTATAGCAAACAAGAAGTTCACAGTAAAGGTTGCCCTCGACAGTAAGTCTTTGAGAGCACAAATTGACAGAGCTACAAACTCTAAGATTGTACTGAATAACATTGATGTGTCGAAAGAAGCTCTCACCCTACAAGGTAAGAGAATTCAAGATTACCTGAATAAGACTACAATCAGACTCGATAATGTCAGAATAGATATTGGTAAGTTGGTAGAGCAGAAGAGATTCATCAGAACAATGATGGGTCAACTTCAACTAGGACTTCCCATTAAGTTAAAGCTTACCGAAATGGAAGCTGAGCTTAAAAGAGAAACAAAAGCAATCGCTGCAAGAAACCCAATCAAGCTTGACGTAGTTATCAACCAGAATCAGTTGGTAATGAATCTACGCAGGGCTATCATCCAAGCTCAAAAGAACCTTAGTGCAATCAAACTTAGAGTTGAGAATCCGCAAGTAAGATTGAAAGTCGATAAGCAGCATTTGATTGATGAAATCAGAGCAGCCATTAGCGGACAAGACTTTAGAATCAGAGTGGGTGCAGGAGCAGGTGATAGAAGCCACCCAGGCGGTGCAGGTTCATCGCTAACACGTGGAGCTGGGCAAGGTCTATCTACAGCCGCAGGATTCGCTAGAGGGGCCATTCCGGGGCTTGGAGCAGCATTCGCATTCAGCCACATGAACACTATCAACCAACAGATGCAAGGTCAGGCTAACGCTATGACTGCTGTTATGGGTAGTGAAGCAGCAGGTAAAGAACAGTCAGCTTGGGTTAAAAATCTGTCCAACACTATTGGTCTTGACTACCGTCAAGTTGCACCATCTTATAACAAAATGTTGTCGTCCGGTAAAACCTCTGGTATGTCCACAGAGAATGTTCAGGGCATCTTCCAAGGTGTTTCTGAATATGGCCGTGTAATGGGTCTTGACTCCGAGGCCATGAAAGGCTCTATGCGTGCCATTGAGCAGATGATGAACAAAGGGCAGGTAATGTCCGAAGAACTTAAAGGGCAGCTAGCTGAACGTATGCCAGGGGCTATTAGCGCCATGGCTGAGGCTGCTGGATATGGTACAGATGATAAAGCTGTAGCTAAACTCTTTAAGGCCATGGAAGACGGCGATGTTAAATCTAACGCTGTCCTTGGTAAGTTTGCTGAAATCTTAGCTGAAAGATCGAGAGTTGGTGGTGCACTTGAAAAGGCAATGAAGTCTACTGCTGCTGAACAAGCGCGTATGAACACAGCCTTTACTGATGCAGTGATTGCCTTCTCTGAGGGCGGCTTCGATAGGGGTATGGCTGGATTCTTTAAGACTCTTGCAGACTCAATGAGAAGAGCTGAGCCACTAATTAGAGCACTTGGTGGTGCATTCGAAATATTAATCCAACCACTTAATGCTGTCTTCACTCTGATTGGTGACTTGGGTGAAATATGGCCAGACCTCGCAAAAGGTTTGGGAATGTCCGAGAAAGCTTTAGCTGCGCTGGCTGTTACAGTTGGTGTGTTAATGCTGCCATTTGGACCATTCGTAGTTGCACTTGGACTTGCTGCACTCGCACTTGAAGATTTAGTCACCTACGCTAAAGGTGGTGATAGTGTCTTTGGTCGTTGGGTCGAAAGTACAGAGGGTATGCAGGAAGCAATTGACGAAATTGTATTCTCATTCGATAGATTGAGAGCTGCAATTGCAGATATCGGATATGCCTTTGATGAGCTTGGAATTAAAATGCCAGCCATCTTCGAAGGCGTTAAGATGGATAACCCTGTAATACTAGCTCTTAGGTCCATGAAAGAGTTGGTTGACAGTATCTCAGCTGGTTTGAATGGTATCGCTGCTATTCTACGTGGTGACTGGAAGCAAGGTATTAAAGGTCTTGGAGAGGGTGCCTATAATGCAACTCAAGCTCACCCACTAATGAAGGCTAGAAACTATGTCTTCGACAAGGCTGCTAATGGAGTTGGGTCGGCTGTAGATGCAGCTGGCAATGGTATCGGAGGGTGGTTAGATAGTTATAGAAATAACTCCGGTATGCCTGCTCCTAATGCACCAGTATCCCTGCTAGCTAACAAAGGTGCAGCTCCAGTGATTAATATCCCAAGTATACTACTTCAAGTGACAGCCCCAGCAGGTGTAACCGACCCTAAGGAGTTTGCCAGAGGATTGGAACCACACTTTCAAGAAATGACTCGCCAAGCTGTCCAAGATATATTCGGAGCAGCAAGAGCACAACAGGCTGAGAGGTAATAATGGCTATTGTACTTAGAAGAAGCAACGGAGATATTATCTTCTTCGATGCTATTACAAACTATGGAACAACATACTCTGCCACTGTAACGAAACATCCCGTCGCCACTGGCGGGTTTGTTTCAGACCACACAACAAGTGAAAACGTAGTGTTGCAGATTGATGGCATCTTCTCAGATGCCGATTTTAACTTGTCAAGGCAACTAATTGAAGCCAAGACAGCTGATGGGCAGGACGTATCCAAGCCCAAGCAATTCACCAACAACACAGAAACAACAATGCCAGTGCAGATATCTGATAAGGGTGGTATCAATAAAATCCTTCCAGAGGTTATTGCACAGTTCACTAAAGACAACATCCCAGAAGTGTATGTAACTCCACAGAGTAAAGCCAAGATTGCCCTAGTTGTTAAAAGGGACTTGATTAATATGTGGAAGACCAGTGAAGAATTCCAAGTGCTGGATATTATCGACAACTCTGTTGTTGAGCAGTTTAGCCCTTGCGTGTTCACAAACATCACTTTCAAAGAAGATGAAACAACTGGTGATGGTATTTTCCCAAGTATGACTATCGAACAAGTTACGTTCACAAACCTACAGGAAATCACTGTAAAGGTTAAGACTGTCAACAAGGGTAGACAATCTGGCACAGTTACAAGCCCATCGGGGCCAACAGCGCCGAAGAACCCAGAAACCACGCCAACTGATAATACAACTAAAGCTGCTGCTGATGTTCGTAAGTCTAAAGCCGCAACAGCAGTTGACGCAGCGAAGGTGCCATAATGACAACAGCTATAGAACTACCTCTATATACTGATCTTAAGTATAGATATGGAGTATCACTTGAAGGTCAGTCGTACCAAATGACATTCTACTGGAATGCAAGGTGTAGCCAATGGCACATGGATTTGAGACTAGAAGATCAGACTCCAATCCTACTTGGCTATGCCATCGTCCCACAATACCCAATGGCAGTTGATTATACGCTTGAGGATACCAGCTTAACTGGTTACTTTATGCTGCTACCAATCAACGCCACAATCTCAAACAAGATTACAGAAGAGTCGGATATTATGCCAACCTTCTTTAGTCTATTTTATATCTACGAATAGGAGTGACTTATGGCTCAGAAGGATAGAGTATTCTCCTTAAAAATTGGGGATTACAAAACAGGCAATGGCCTACTAATTGAAAACCCAACTAAGGATGATGACGGAAACCTAAAGGCGAACCCTTGGCAGATCACTTTTGATATCTCAAAGATGGCTGACAATAAACGCTCTAACGGTAACTCCGCTGTCATTGAAATCTATAACCTATCTGACTCACAAATCAAACTCCTTGAGAGCGACTACTTAGAAGTTACATTTGCTGCTGGATATAAAGAGACAGGTGCCCAAGTGTTGGTTGTAGGTAACATCACAGAAACATCCACAATCAAAGCTGGCAATGATTATATCACTCAACTGAAACTTGGCGAGGGATATACAAGCCTTAACCACCAGCAGCTCTCCAGAATGGTAAGCCCTGGTAAGAAAGCCGAGGATGCCCTTGAAGAGATTAGACAACAGATGCCAGGAGTTAGCAGAGGGGCGTGGACAGGAACTAACCTGAACAATCCAATAGTGTTTGGCTGGAGATTGAAAGGTAGTCCCAGAGAGATGCTGATGAAGCTCTGTGAGGCTAATAACCTTGAGTACAACATTAACTGCGGAGTGCTCAATATCTCAGACGAGAATGGCCTCCTAAGTAAGAACACAGAACTGGCCACAGTATTGAACGCTCAGACTGGACTTATCGACCTGCCATTCTACACATCTGAAACTGGTAGAAAACCTGCCAAGGACAAGAAGCGTAGAAGAGGCGTCCAATTCAAAGCTCTGCTAAACACTTCAATCATTCCAGGGCATGTTGTTAAGCTTGAGTCTAAGTGGATCACAGGATATTACAGAGTCAATTCAGCGAGATTCTACGGAGATTTCAGAGGTAATGATTGGTACGTTGAATGCTTCTGTTCAGAAGTTATTGCGGAGGACTTAGCATGATCCATGTAGAGATTATGGATGTTATCAGAACACAGTTTCAAATTGATATGTCCCAGATTCACACTGCTATCCCATGTAAAGTGGTTAACGTGCATGGTGATAATGAACAACAAAGAGTTGACGTTGTCCCTACTGTAGATACCCTACTGAAAGATGGCACAACAGAGCCTGGGATGCAAATCTTGAGCGTGCCAGTTATCTTCCCTGGAAGTGCAACCACACTGATAAGCTTTCCAATTAATGTTGGTGACACGGTTTATTGCATCTTCTCGCAGAAGTCTATGGACAACTTTAAACTTGGTAATGGGGAACCAACAGTAGCAAATGACTACAGAAAATTCTCAGACCAAGATGCTGTAGCCATCCCTGGACTATTCACATTCAGTAAGAGTATCAACAGACCAAGTATTAGAAAGTTTCCACACGATTCTAACAGAGACTTGTGTATTGCACATAATGTAGCATCTGGTACAGAAGTTAATATCGTGCTAAAGCAGTCTGGTAACTTGATAATTAATACTGGACAAGACGTAATAGTTAACTGTAAGAATGGTGTTATCAACGCCTCAGATAAATATACGATCAACACACCACTGCTAGTTGTTAACGCGGATCAAACTAACTGGACTGGAAATATAACCCAGACAGGAGATTACACTCAGCTTGGTAACTTTACAATTACTGGTGTAGCTAAATTTAACGGTGTTATCTTTGATACTCACTTTCACAGTGGTGTCCAGGCTGGCCCTAGTAACACTGGCCCTGTGGCTGGTTGAGGATTATATGGACTTACTATTAGACACTAACACTGGTGACCTAGTCTTTGTGAATGGAGCATGCCCAGTTACACAGCACCAAGCTGATGTTGTGGCACAAAGACTTAGGATCACACTATACACATTCTACGGCGAGTGGTTTCTTAACCCATCCGTAGGAGTTCCATACATACAACAAATCTTTGGTAAAGTTAGATCAAAGTCTATTGTAGATTTAATCTTTCAGGGGATTATTTCGGCTGACCCTGGTGTTATAGAAATTGTAACATTCAAGTCTGAGATTACAAATGCCAGGGGCTACTCTATGACATTCTCTGTGAGAGTGACAGACAACACTGAATCTTTACCTATCACTATCACTGTAGGAGGCTAAACAATGGCTGGTCTATCACGCCAAGGTCTGGAAATTAAAACTCTTGATGAAGTTTTAACGGACTATAAACTAAACGCTTCATCAATCTTCTCTGACCTAGTTGCAGCAGGCGATGTTGTAGACGTAGGAGATACCAGTGGGCTTGGTCGTCTAATCGGTGTTATTGCCCCTGCTGAGGCTTCTCTGTGGGAGGCACTACAACAAGTCTTCGACAGCTTTAACCCAGTAACTGCCATTGGTATCTCACTTGACAACATTGTAGCTCTCAGTGGTATTACGAGGCTCGCTGCACAACCTACCAGGGCATCTGTTATTTTGGAAGGTGACTATAACATTGTAGTTAGTTCGCCTCAAGGTAAGGCGTACTCAAGCTCCACTCAGAGGGTGTTTAGTATCCTCAACCCAGTGGTGCTAAACCTTGTTAACGCATCTGGTGTTGGTGTGTATCCAGCAGTAGTGTTGAATGACACTGACTATAGGTTCAGTTACAGCACTGACGGCGTTAACTTCTTAAACGCGATTTACCATACACCACTAAGTGGGACAACTGCTCAAAGTATTTTAGACGGATTGCAGCAAGAAGTTGAAGATTTATTCAGTTCGACCTTTACAACTTACCAATCTAATGGTAGACTATACATTACTAGAACTGATCCTTTCCAAGCTGCCACATTCGACCTGAGTGTGAACCTTTCTGTTCAGAAAGTAAGAAAGCTTGCCATCGTCGTAGACGACGTAGTTGGATCATACCCACAAGAATCCCTGACAATCGACACAATCTCTGTGCCAATTGCAGGCTGGGATTCAGTATCCAACCCAGTACCTGCAACAACTGGACGACTAACTGAGACTGACGAAGAGTTACGCGAAAGGTTCCGTAACAGTAAGTTCTTCCAGTCGCAGAATATCTTAGAAGGTATCTTGGATGCCCTTAGAAATGTCCCAGGTGTTACTGACGTAACCATCTACGAGAATGATACAGCCGTAGTTGACGCCCTTGGCGTCCCAGCCCATAGCTTCCTACCTATCGTCCTTGGTGGCTTACCATCTGACGTGGCCCAAGCTATTTGGGATAACAAGCCTACAGGCATCCCATCAGTTGGTGACACCACAGTCCAAGTGGCCGACAGCCAGGGTATCCTACATAACATCGCGTATAAACAACCAACCGAAGTGCCCGTCTATGTCAAGATGGAGATTAGTGATCTTGGGTTCATGCCTGGAGACGCTGATGCACAAATCAAACAGCAGTTGGTTAACTACTCGGATAGTAATCTATTTATCAGCTCTGATGTTATCTACTCAAGACTTTACACACCTATTAACGGTGTGCCTGGTTTTACAGTTAACTCGCTTACAATAGGTAAGACTATCAACCCTGTCGGCACTTCAAACATAGTTGTAAACTTTGACGAAGTTGCTTCAATCTCTGCTGAGAATATTGTAATCACTGTCGTGTAATAGGAGGACAAGTGTCTGAACTAAACCAATTTGTAAATGAAGAGTTCCTTGATGTTGCACGCGACCGCGTCACTCAGCAATTCAAAAACAAACCTGTGTATGACAAGTATCTGCAACTTTTACTCTCGGGTAAGGTTGAACTACAGAATGTTATGCAAGACGTTATGCAACTGAGGTCCATTGATACAGCCGTTGGCGCTCAGTTAGATGTTATAGGTGAGATTGTTGGGCGACCACGTGGCCTAGTTACCGCTGACCTTTTCTACTACTTTGGTTTTGAGGGCGCTCCACAGGCTGAGTCTTTCGGGTCGACAACTGACCCGACTGTTGGCGGCCAGTGGTACTCACTAGATGCTCCAGTTGGCATTAGTCGTGCACCTTCTGACGAAGAGTATAGATTAATACTCAAAGCTAAGATTATTAAAAATAGAACACTTGCCACACCAGAGGATGTTATCGAAGCTTACAAATTTCTATTTGGTGTTGGTCAGGTTGTTATCGAAGAGCTTGGTCCAGCGGAAGTTAGAATTGGTATCGGTAAGATATTAAATAACGTAGAGCGCGGCCTCCTATTCGATCTTGGCGGGGCTGGCACGCTCCTACCTAAGCCAGTTGGAGTTAGCTACTCCTATACAGAATTCCAAGCTGGTAGGGTATTCGCCACAGAAGGTTTCCCTGGAGGCCAGGGTACTGGTGACCTAAACGACATAACGGTTGGTGGTTTTCTATCAAACTTGATTACATAAAATAAGGATTTAAATAATGGCAAATATTACTAAATACGATATGACAGATATCTGGGCATCATCTGGCGATGTTGTGGCACCAGATGCTGCAAAGATTGCCGCTGGATGGGGTGTGGAGGTCGTACCACGTCAATGGTGGAACTGGTTTGAGAACAGACAAGACCAGAATATCGCGTACATGCTGCAAAAAGGTATACCAGAGTGGGATGCAGTTACTGAGTACCAGATTAACAAATCTTACGTGCAGCATGATGGCGTTATCTACAGGGCCACTGCTACTTCGACCAATTCTAACCCAACAGCCTTAGTTAGTTGGGTTAGGGCTTTTGCAGACTATTCCACAGCACTAAACGCGCTAGGGGCTGTTACGCCTGCTGCCGATAAGCTCCCATACTTCAATGGCACAACAACTGCCACAACAACTACATTGTCCGCGTTTGCCCGTACAATCCTAGATGATACAACTGCGGCTGCTGTCCGTACCACTATTGGTGCTCAAGCTCTTGATCCGACATTGACAACTCTAGCTGCTCTGGCAACCGGAGTTAACAAGCTACCATACTTCTCTGGTGTCGATACTGCCACAGTCACAGACTTAACAGTATTTGGTCGTAGTTTGATTGATGATGCAGATGCTACCGCTGGACGCACTACTCTTGGCCTTGGCTCGATGGCTTTACAGGACAGTTCCAGCGTAGTAATTACTGGAGGGGCTATCACTGGAATCACTGATCTTGCAATCGCAGACGGTGGTACTGGTGCTTCTACAGTAGCAGCAGCTCGAACAAACCTAGGACTTGGGACTACCGCAACATCGGATATTACCACAAGCCAGAATGATACTACCGCAGGCCGTATCACCAAAGTTGGTGATTACAGCTGGGGTGCTGTAACTATAACCCCAATGGGCACTACTAGCCTCGATACCCTGATAAACACAGGGAGTCAAGTTGTTGGTGTAGCTCAGGTAAACGTAGCAGCTTGCAACGCACCGCCAGGGGCGGGGGGCGGGGCGTGCGTCCACTACAACTACTCAGCTACAGCGGCTATTCAGGTATACAGAAACGTAGTAACTAGTGCTAGAGAGTGGATACGCTATTACCAGACTGGGGCATGGCAGCCTTGGTTTGAGAAATGGAGTTCCAACAACCAACTATCTATTGGCACAACTGCTGCATCAGCTAGAACTGCTCTAGGTCTGGGGACTGCTGCTGTTCTAAACGCACAATCCTCTCCAACTGATTTAACCGGCAACACCTTACTACTCAAAGGCGCTTTTGGACTGGGGGATAATGACGGCAACGTGTCAGGCCCACTGAGCAACGCAACGCTTGCTAACGGATTCATCTCGGCTACTGATTCTGCGCCTTCCGACTGGACCCTTGGAGGCAGCTACCCAAGCGGTCTGCACCTGCACAGGTCAGGCGCGGTAACCACCCAGTTTGTTATGTCCTACGGCGTTGGCGCTACAGCCGGGTTCAGGGTAGGCAACGGGTCAGGTGGGTGGTTGGGTTGGAACGAACTTTGGCACTCTGGTAACCAAGTAGCTTTAGGAGCTACTGCCTCTTCTGCGAGAACCGCGCTGGAGTTGACTAACAGTGCAACTATTGCTGCTACCAGTGCTAACACTGCAAGCAGCATAGTGCAGCGAGACGCCAGCGGAAACTTCTCTGCTGGAACTGTTACTGCAACATTTATTGGTAATGGTTCTGGACTGACAAACCTAGATGCTGGAGATATTGCTGCTGGAACACTCCCTGTTGCAAGAGGTGGTACAGGTGTAACAACTTCTACAGGAACTGGTAGTGTTGTACTGAGTGCATCTCCAGCATTAACTGGGACACCAACTGCCCCGACGGCAGCAGCTGGAACTAACACAACACAGGTTGCAACAACTGCCTTTGTACTTGCAAACACCAGTGGATTGGGGGCTGGCCAGACAATCCAAGATGTTACTGCCAGCCGTGCATTTGGTACAACATATACCAATTCAACTGGCAAGCCGATTTATGTTTCGATTTACCCTGTTGCTGCTGCTAGTAAGACATATACACTATCAGTAGATGGTATCCAAGTTTCTAACTTGGTTTATGGTTCGGCCACACTATCTGCTCAACTGAGTTGTGTAGTACCGAATGGGTCAACTTATATAGCCACAACTAATAGTGGTGTGCTCTCGAAATGGACGGAGTTACGTTAATGAAATATTTTAAATCGCAAGATGGAGTTGTATTTGCTTTTGACGAGGATCAAGTAGCAGCAGGCTTAGCAAAGGATGTTATTGAAATGGACGAGGGTGAGGTTTTTTCTCACCTAAACCCTCCAAGCATGATTGAGGGTGTTGAGCGGCCATGGCGTGATGCGGAGTTGTCCAGGGCTGATATTGAACTAAACAAAGTTCAAGATGGGTGTGGCGTGGGCACTGTCACAGCTTGGCGTCAATACCGGGTTGAACTTCGTAACTGGCCAGAGCATTTACAGTTCCCAGCTCAAGAATATCGCCCAAAGGCACCGGACTCACTATGATATATATTAAATGGCTTTTACTAACCCTATTTAAACTTATCATTCTGCTTCCAAGCTTATTGGTAGTTCCACAAGTTATAGCCTTGTTTACCAAGGCTATGCCGCAAGACCTCCCTATCTATACTTGGGGAGGTTGGTGGGGTACATATGATAACCCGCCACAAGGTGATGAAAGCTTTGTGGAGAAGGGGGCTTTCTTCCCCAATACCACAACCGGGTATAAAGGTTATGTTAACCGTGTCCAATGGATGTGGCGTAACAAGCTTTACGGCTATAACAAGTTGACTTCTATTCCATATAACATCAACAATGAAATGACCTTTATCGGTGACCCAGCAATATCAGATAGGGCTAAACATCCTGGCTGGTATCTTGCTAAGTTACATAAAGGTGAGAAGCTTATTGGTTTCGAGTTCTATTGCATCTTACCTTGGAGTGAAACCAGAGATTTACGTTGTCGAGTAGGTTGGAAGATGATGACCTCTAAGTTTGCTGAATACGGATTTGCTCAACTTGTTACCACTTGTAATCCATTTGATGGATATGGCAAGAGTGTATAAATAAAAATTTGATTAAGAGGATTCACAATGGCTAACATTACAAAACCAACTGGTCTTGATATCATTTGGGCAGCCAATGGTACTAAGATCGACCCTGGTACGTCAAAGGTTGGTATTGGGTGGGTAGTCCAATTGCCACCATACGAATACCAAAACTGGGTAGATAATAGACAAGATCAAGCCATCGCCCACTTTAGCCAGCATGGTATCCCAGAATGGGACACGCTGACAGAGTACCAGGGCAACCTGAGTTATGCTCAGGGCAGTGATGGTAATATCTATAAGTGCTTGGCAACTAACACAGCTAAAGACCCAACCAACAGTCTGAACGGGGCTTACTGGCGCAGAGCCTTCGAAGACTTCGGCAGCGTACAAGTAGTGTCTGATGCTTTGGCAGCACACATTTTAAACTACCAGACACTATCAGGAATCGGTAACATTATAGCTGCTAGGAATAGTTTATCCGTGTACTCAAAAGCTGAGGTTAATACTCAGTTTGCTGGCTTGAATGGAAGTTCTGCTCAAGTCTTCAATGTGGCTATCGCCACGCAACCTGAACATGCTGTGCGTCTAGGACAAGTGTCCAGTTTAATATCCCAAGCAACAGAATCTAGCCTAGGCGTAGTAAAATTATCCACGATTGGAATTACTGAGACTGGGACAGATGACTTAACAGCCTTGACACCTTTGAAAGCTAGTACAGTTTTCTTAAAGAAGAGTGGAAATCTCGCAGGGCTTGGCAACCTAACTACTGCAAGGACTAACCTTGGTCTGGGCACTTCTGCTGTATTCTCCGATACAGCGTTCGCCAAGGTGGTAAACAACTTAAACGACCTTGCAAATAAACCAATGGCAAGGGCCAATTTAGGTCTTACGACAACTGCCACGTTGCCAGAAACTCACTTCCTCCGCACTTCATTAAACCTTTCAGATATCCCATCCCTAAGCTCTGCACGTTCGAACTTAGGGCTTGGTGACTCCGCAATTAGAAATGTCGGGGTGGTTATTGGTACAGTTGCAGCAGGTGATGATTCTCGAATTGTGAACGCAGTGCCAAATACAAGAACTGTGACCGCAGGCAATGGGTTAGCTGGCGGTGGTGGCTTAACCAACAACATCGTGCTTGCACTTGGAACTCCTAGTACGCTGGGGCTTACTTCTACAAACACAGTAACCTCCACTTCTCACTCACACGCCGTGGACTTAAATAGTTTCTTCGGCTCTCGTTCACTTGTAGCTAACAGTGGGCACTATACCCACCCAGGTGGTTATATCGAACAGTGGGGCTACGCTGATGTATTAAGTAGGGGTTCTGGTACTAGTGGTGAGGTTTTAATTGAGCTTCCAGTTTCCTGCCTGGAAGTTTTTAATGTACAAGTTTCTTTACGTCAGAATTCTGGGGCTGAGGGTGGCTCTGCAACTCCGTACTGGAGGGATTCAACTAACACTTCATTAAGGGTGGGAGTTGATACCTACGGACAAACAGAATCTACATTAAGAGTACACTGGAGAATTAACGGAAGGGTTTAAATATTGAACATTAAAACAAAACTAGCTAGTCTGGGTTTGTCTAGTGCTCTCATCCTTGCTGGGGCAACTCTTGTTGCCCCTTGGGAAGGTCTTAAGCATGCAGCATACAAGGATGTTGTTGGTGTTTGGACACAATGCTATGGGGATACTCACAGTGTGGATAGAACTAGGCCAAAGACGGATGACGAGTGTAATGAAACTTTAGCTTTAGAGTTAGTTGCACATAATGAGGAAATGAAGCGTTACGTAAAAGTTCCTCTAACTGACTACCAAGAAGCAGCATTCACTTCGTTAGTTTATAATATTGGTGTAGGTAATTGGAAAAACTCCACTGCACTGAAACTTCTAAACAAAGGTGAATATACACTTGCTTGTCAACAACTGCCAAGATGGAATAAGGCAGGTGGTAAAGAATATAAAGGACTTACAAACCGTAGAATGGATGAATTGAAAGTTTGCTTAGGAAATAATGAGCAGGCGATTGAAGAAGCCAGGAGAGTATTCAAGTTGTATAAGAGATTACCTCCAGAAAATATAAATAAGGGTGATTGGTATGAGAACTAAGATAAATGTACACCTGAGAAAATACTTCTCAGCTTACGTACTGGGCACAAATATACTGTGCGCAATCTGTGTGGCTGCGTTCGCCGTGCTTGGCTTGCTTTCTAACGTAATGAGTACATCTGTATTAGTTGGAAACGCTATTGTGTTTGGATTGCTTTACGCAATTAGTAAGTTTGGTGATGAAGCTCTGGATGATCTAGAAAAGGAGTGTAATCATGACTAACTATTTACTAGCTATCTTGCTGACAATGACACTTGGATTTGGCTATAGCACTTATCACCTAGTTGGTAAGGTGGCCGTTTACGAAAGTGAGCAGTTGAGATTGAACACAGTAATTGCTGATGCTGAGGACAATGCCAGGAAGGCTGTTGATAGCTGCAAGATCACCTCAGAGGTGGTGTTCGGTGTGAACAGTGAGAATCGTGTGCTGTCAGACGAACGCACAGGCGTTCTGGAGACGTTAGCTAAGGTAACCAACCCGACCATACAGGTAATCAAATATGAAGCCGTACAGAAGCCTACAGAAGCTCCTACGAAATACGCTGATAGCAGCAGGCTTAGTCCTGAGCTTATGCGCGTGCTCGACGCAGCCTACTGTAGTGGTGACAAAGACAATAGTGCTTGCACCTCCAAGTGAGTTGCTGGTGTTATGCAAACCAGAACGTGTAAAGGAAGATACCGTTGAAGCGTTGGCCCACGGATACGTGGTCAATACATTTGAAGTATGGACGTGTAATAATCGCCTAAAAGGTATCCACAAGTGGGTGGACGAACAACAGGAACTTTATAATGTCGGGAGTAAATGATACAACGTCGATGATTAAATCGGTGTTAAGCTATGTGGCAGGAGCTTTACTGATGATTTGTGTGGGGGTAGTTGGATATCAACAAGCACAAATTAATAAACTGGATGATAGAATCTATGCACTACAGGCTGAAATCGTAACTGAGGACAAACTTGATACTGCAATTAATAGACTATCATCTGATATGGAAACGAGAATTACATCTATTAGAAACGAACAAGCTACAACCAACCGTTGGCTTGAACGAGTTGTAGATTCTTTGGAGAAAAATAAAAGATAACTTAGGATGACAGCCATGACAAGGAAAACAGAATGGCCTCTAGTCACTGCGATTGCGGGACTCCTGGCAGCTCTCCTTGTCTGCATTTGCCTGCTGGCATTGCCAACATATAACAAGAATAGTGGCCAGTTAGAGTTAGAAGTAGCCAAGCAAGACTACCAGAGAGAACTCTCTGTGATCGACAGGAAATATGAAGCCAAGATCAACGGACTCCAAGAACAAGTAAATAGCATGCAGTTTGTTATGAGCAAAAGGCATGATCTACTGGAAGACGACGTTAAAAGGATTGAACGTGATATTGACGATATTGCCCAAAGAATAAAACCCCGAAAGCAGTGATGCTCCGGGGTTTTTTCATATCAAAAATTCAATGACACTTGAGGCTGGCAACCACAGACTGGGCAGTTGATACGAGCAACACGCTCCCTTCCACCACCATAATCTGACTCAAGAGAGAAGCTTATGTCGGTATATCTATAACTCAGGGTTGTCTTACACTGATAGCATACCACTTGCTTCTCTTCTGCTAGCTTAACTACTTGAACCATATTAGTCACCAATCCATTCAAGTGCTTTATCAACGGTATCAAACAACATACGATTACCATCTTTAGGGATGCGTTGATCTTTTGGGAATGCCTTATCATTGTAATTGATAACCCAGGATTTAGGGTTATCTTTCACAAGACGGCACGCACACAATAGTCCACTGCGGCTCGCCAGGATCATATCAGGCTTCCTTCAACAGGTAAGCGTTGCTGATCACTTTGAACGAGAAGTCACGCTCAAGAGCTTTGTAGACAAAACCCTCACGGTACTTACCTTTCAAACCACTAGGACCATCAGCACGTGCGATTGCTTCTGCTACAGTGGCAGGCAACACACCCACGCTGTTAACAGGAACATGCTGCACGTTATGTTGCAGGCAGAATAGACGCCGCTCTACTGGCAGCATGTAGCGTTGCTTGTCAATGTCAAATACGTCGTAGCAGTAGAACTCATTCTCAGAAACACCCTCAAAGTTATTCTGAATGGATGGACCCACCATTTCACCCTGGATAGCGAGGTTTAGGCCAGAAGATTTGATAGCTTCAATCAAACCAGCCTTAGAGGCCATTTGAGTAAAGGTGTTGTCATCCTTCTTAATCACTGGTTCCCACTTTGCAGCTTTAAAACCACGCTGCTTAACTTGGGCCACGAATGCTTTGAAAGTCTGCATGAAGCTACGCTTCTCGTCCTCCATGCGGAAGCCTACATTACGAGACGCAACACCAGCTACACCATCTTTAACGAACGCAGTGAGCGAGCTACCGTCAAGCTTGAAGCTTTCTTCAAACTGCTCACCAGACTCAACAGCTTTGGTGTACAGAGCAGTGATATTCTGTACGCGAGTTTGGTCAGTCTTTGGCACAAACTTTGGGAAGCCCAGAGCAGAAGTACCAGTTTTAGTACCAGCAATACCGTTGTTCATAGCCTTTTCTTCGGCCTTCTCATACTTGAGAACACCAAGCTTAGTGGTGAGGTCATCACCAACAGAAGCTTTAATGCCAGTCTCAGACAGTGGGATACAGAAGCCCTGAGAAAGCTGCTTACGGAGCTTCATAGTCTTGATACGTGCATGAGTCTTACCGTCCACATTGTGGAGCAGTTTGCTCGACAGAGTTGCCAGCGAAGAGAAGCATGGACGCTCAGTGTCCAACAGCGCGTCCACTTCAAAGTAGACAGCTGGGGTTTCACCAACGACATACAAACCCTTCTGGACAACTACCTGCCAGCCCCCAACGAGAGCCAACTCAATACGGTCAGCGCCTTCAATTGGCAGCAGTTCATCAATCAACACAACACGTGCGAGGGTACGTTCAGTATTCATAGTGGTCATATACACTCCTTATAGGGCGCCAAGGGCTTTGAGTAGGGCTTCAATAGCTTCCTTCTCTGCATCTAGTTCTTTGGTGGACAGAGCTTCAAGAATACTGTCTTCTTCACTCAGCATTTCAGCCAGACCTTTCTTGATCAGGTTAATACCTTGCAGTGCGTCTTGAGTCTCACCACGGGTAATTAGGTTCTCTACAGCGGTAGAGGCTTCTGACAGAATCTCAGCGCCACGATAGAGGTAGCCCAGAGTAGCAGCCAGATCACCTACAGCATCGAACAGCGCCTTGTCGTAGCCGACATTCAGCTCGGTCAGACGTTGGGCGATGGTTGCACCAGCTACTACTGCGTTTGCGATAACTACTTTAGCCATTTTAAATCTCCTTTGCAATGATTTTATGTTCAGTTGGCACGTTGCTCAACTGGGAGAAATAGTAGCCTGTCTTGACACTCCATGCAAGCACTATTTCATTTTCTTTCAACGACTCACCTTTATAGGGTGTAAAGCTTGACAACTCGTACATTTTACATCCCTACTGACATTTCAGCAGACGCCCATTTGACGACCTTCCTGACTTGGTTGTTTCGCTTGGATTCGCCTCTCTTAATCTGGCCAGCGGATAGAGGTTTAGGCTGCTCTGCTGGTGGTTTGCATACTGCGTATTTCATCCCGTAACTCCTGATTCGTTTTGATGTGGCTCATTCTATAGACTCCACCCACAATGTCAAGCCCCTTGACAGGAAAAGATTTCGTGTTACCATTCAGTCGTCGTAGGGGAGATATGTCAGCTAGTGCTCACTCACCGACTTACGGATGTACGCTCTATGAAGAGGATGCCAGTGGAGCAATTGAGGTTTAGTGAGAGAACAATCTGGCGATTACCCTTTTAAGGGGAAGGCTCTCAGCCTGTAGCGTCACATGACGCCAACGAACGATCTCAGTTTAGGAGAGAACGTGGAGGCAAACCCAAAGACACGTCTTAGGCAGGCATTAGCTTGTATGGCGAGTCTTGGGATTGGTTTGCCTCAACACTACGAAACTCGTTTAGGAGGGGGTGTATATGTGTACAGTAGTTAACAGATATAGAGTAAATATGGGTGACCCTGACATTGTCTACATTGGGCGAGGAAGTATGTGGGGCAATCCCTACATTATAGGTGAGGATGGCACCAGAGAAGAAGTGGTGGCTAAATTTGGTAAGCTGCTGTGGAACTTTATGAAGAGTGGCAGTATTACGAAAGAAGATTTATTAGGGCTTGACTCTAAGCGTCTTGCCTGTTATTGTGCACCTAAAGCCTGCCACGGAGATATGATCAAACGGGCAGTAACCTGGGTAAAGGAGAATTTATGAGCATAGTAATCAAATATACATATGATAGTTGGACAGAAACTTGTGGGTGCTGTTCAGATAGCACGTCAACTATTGATGTTTGGGTTGACGGGGAGCTTGTCCTGGAAGACGTATACTTCGGTTTGATGGAAGACGAAGATGAATTGCGTATGTCTATCCGTGAGCTGTACGACGAGTACGAGGGTTTTATCGTGCACCCTGACACTAAATACTTCTGAGGTGATTTATGACAGACCCCAAAGAAATTGCTGTACGCGATCTATACCGTACTCTCGACCAAATTGAGCGTGCCCTACGTCAGGCTGGCACAACTGAGTTAAAGTGTTACCATTCTCCGCGTGATGCTATGTTGCAGAAGGAGTTTATCAAGATGGCAGACAATGCCAAGGCGAGCTTGGAATTTGCTGACTCAATCGTCGTATTCTTGGAGGACTTACCATGCAAGTTACCGTGGCGGAAATGATTGAGTGGTTGAAAACCATACCTCAAGATGCCAAGGTGGAATGTCTACGGCATACTAGTGGTAGCGGATACTACGAACAAGGTGGTTGGTGTACTACTGTGGCATTTGATCCAATGGCCACCTATGATTGGGCGAAGGATTATGTTGACTTATACCCTGTAATGTGGGAGTATGACAAAACTTCGAATACACTACTGATTGGTGAAATAGAGTGATCAAGGAAATACTCGGTTGGGTGCTATTTGCTTCTATTATGGCTGGGACTGCCTATGCTGGTATGTACACCCTAGCTGTTGATCAGCGGAGGATACAGGAGACAGCGTGCTTCCTAGCTGGAGGTAATGGTGACCCTATCTATAAACACGGTATTCCTGTAGACTACCATTGTCAGCGAATGCACCTTGTCTTAAAATATAAAAATGGGGTATACAAATGAATCGACAAATTGTGCACAGCTTCTTCAAGCTTCGAGTTAGTGAACGTCAGGCAGTGATGCGTGAGCTTAATATCACGCTTTCGCAGGGCAACCATGAAACCCCGCTAGATTATTCAACAAGGGTCTTGCAAATGATTGAGAAAGAGGGTATCATGCGGGACTTAGAAGACGCTATGCGTCGATACCAATAAAGGAGTTGTCATGTTTGCAATTTTAGAAGAGACAGGGATTCAAGAAGTGAATGAGCTTCCACTCACGATCTTCGGTGTGGTCGAGACTGAGCTTGAGGGTTTGTACCAATCAGCAGAGGGTACACGTGCTGTGCTTACAATTGGCAAGATCATCCCGCTTGTTGAGGATATCGTTATGTTCGAAGGGTGTATGCACATCATTACCCTGCACACAATTTATCGAGTTACTGGCTGGAAAGAGTAATAGAGCTTGACAAGAAGAGCCTAAGCTGATAGACTCACCAAATATTAAACAAAAAGGAGAATACAAGATGGCTAAGATTTCGATTACACGTGCGCTGGCTGAGGTCAAATCTCTCAATGATCGTATTGAGAAGGCCACACGTGGCACAGTGTTTATCACTACAACTGTTGGCGGGAAGACCGTTAATGGTACTGATCTGCAAAGCACAACCAACACACTGAAAGCCAACCTGCAATCTGTGCGTGATCTGATTGCTCGCCGTCAGGCTGTAAAGGCAGCTGTGATTCGTTCAAACTCCAATACTGTTGTCTCGATCAACGGCGTTGATATGACTGTGGCTGAGGCCATTGAGCGTAAGGGTTCCATTGACAAAGAGCGCGCCCTGCTGGCAGTCCTTAATCAGCAACTTGGTCAAGTGCGTACAATCGTTGAACGCAAGAACATCGAAATGCAGGGCCGTATTGACTCCATGGTGCTTACTGCTGTAGGTAAAGACCGCAAGGCTACCGAAGAAGAACTTGACGCAATCAGCAAGCCATACGCAGCTTCGAACATCACCGCTCCACTTGATCCTAGTGGTCTGGAAGCAGTAGTAGCTGCAATGTCAATTGATATTGACGGCTTCTTGTTCGAGGTAGACTTCGTTCTGTCTGAGGCTAACGCCAAAACGACCATCGAAGTATAAATGTTTCTCTATGCTACAGCGAATTGTCTAAATTCCTGTGACCCACATCCTCGGGGGTATATCCGGGGAGCCTATTTTGCGAGTCCTCTGGACGTGCACATTATGACTGGAATGTTAATCCTAAATCATGCTGATTATTGGGCCGTTGTGCCCAAATTGCAATGACTACGATCAAAGGTCAAATAGGAAAGCTGCAAAGCTGAAAGGTCAACAAACAACCTTCCAAAGCTTTAACTCGTATAGATAGAAAGCTACTCCAAATCTTGGGTTTACGTTGAGACGTACTAACAGGACGGACGCTGACAATGCGCTGAGCTGCTGCTAGCATAGAAACTAAATGACGAAGCCCTGGCCTAACAGCTGGGGCTTTTTCACATCTGCCTATTGACAAATAGATGGAAAGGCGTAGAATGGCCACCACAGACACAGGAGATTACGATGGAAATGTACAACGACAAAATTGAACCTGGGGCATTGGCTATGATTATTGGCACATTCCAACCTAAGAATAGCCACTTGATAGGTCGGGTGGTGTTGGTCGAGGATATTATCCCAGGCGGGGCAGACTTAGGCTACCTACTTGAGCCTTATGATATCTACGTAGCAGCAACTGAGTTAGTGTTGATCAGCGGCCTATCTGGCCAGACTGTTACACATCGGTACTCTAGGATGGCTGAGGGTGTGGCAGTTATAGACCCAAAACATCTGATGCCGCTTCCACCCCTCAAAGAAGAAGTTAAAGCTTACCAGAAAGAGGTAGAATTCTCATGATTACAGAAGGCCAAGTATTGCGGATGGTTGACGAGCTTGAGGCTCGCGTATTAGAGCGTGACAGCTCTATGCAGGTGAGACTGCAAGTATCCAACGGTGCGCTAGGGACCACCTATCTGGTGCACATTGAGAACGCCACCTCGCGTGACACCTACCTGATTGATGCCAATACCCATCAGTGGGTGAGGGTGTTGGAGGTATGAATATTATCAGAAACCCCTTGGCAGGTCCGAATAGACGTGTTAATGTACCCAAAGTAGAGCCAGACAAGACGAAATATCGTCGTAAACGTAAGCACAAGAAGGGGAACCAAGATGAAAGCAGGTGATCGTATTCGCGTTGTTAAAGATGATTATGCGTTGGAGGGTAACACTGAAAACCTTATTGGCTATGTTGGTGTGATTACACTGGTGTGGCCGGATGGCCACTTCCGTATTGATCTTGACGAATGGCAAGACGAAGACACCTTGACAGACTTGTACTTTGCAAATGATGAAGTGGAGCCTGAGTGATGGAAACTGCTTATAGCGTCAAAGCTATCGTAGTTAAGCCTTGGTTTCGTAAGCCCAGGCTCAAGTTTCAAGTGGTGAAGCACCACCAAGTGTGGGAATATGGTGCGTTCGATTGTGACCTACGGGATGTGATCACTGTCGTAGCTACATTTAACCGAGTATCAGAAGCATTGGATACTAGAGATATCCTAAACGCTTTCAAAGGAGAAAAACCATGAGCACTATTCCAGTGTTGAACGGAAATACAATCATCTTGCCATTTATTGATATAGTGGCATTGTTTGATTTTGTTGTGAGATACGAACTGACGCAATTTGCTGTACGTCGAGTTCCTGATGGGCTTAGCCTAGCTACACCAGTCACCAAAGCTCTGGAAGACCACATTCCAGGCGTTATCCACGGTGCCCGTTGTCGTGCTGAGGGTGATAAGCCAAAACCGCCTACAGGCCCAAAGGGAAGCCCTGACGGCACACCACCAAGTGGTGGCACTCCTGGCAGCACACGTCGGAAAGAGTTTGTGAACACAGAAGTGGTGGCAGCATGAGCAAGACAGCACTTTTAGTGGTTATTCGTTACCAGTACGATGGAGAGCTTTCGCTCACTTCACAGCAATTTATATTTGACAGCCGTGATGCTGCGCTGGCGGCTCAGGACAGCCTCGAACGCAGTTACAGCCAAAAGACTTGGTTTCATATAACTATGAATATTATTCCGGGGGTTGCTTGAATAGTTTAGAAATAGCAGATAAGTATGGCATCGACCTATACACCTATGGTAAGGTGGGTTGCCCTAAGTGCAACGCTAAGGGTATGGATAAAAGTAACGATAACCTCATGGTTTACGGGACTGACAGTGTAGGTCGGCATAAAGGTGCCCACTGTTTTGGTGGGTGTGGTGGTTTCACTATTCCCTCAGAAGAGTGGATGGAGGAAAACGGCATTAATGAAATTGAACAGGAGTACACGGTAGTGGGAGCTGAGTTTAACGAAGAGATTCACGCAAAGCTGAAAGAAATTACAAGCACTGACTCTAAGGGTTTGCGTGGCATCCGAAAAGATACCACTAATGCTTTTGGCGTCCGTCATGAATTCAATACAGAGACGGGCGAGGTGTTGGCTCAATACTACCCTTGTACGATGGAAGCTGATAACGACCATGGGTTTACACTCACTGGTTACAAGAAGCGCACTCTACCAAAAGACTTCAAAGGTGCGCTGGGTGAGACAGGGCGAGAGTGTCAGTTGTTTGGTCAGTTCAAGTTCTTGCGTAATCGAGATAAATACTGCCTAATTGTTGGTGGTGAGATTGACCAACTATCTGCATTCCAGATGCTTGGTGACTATCAAGCTGGACGAGGCCACAATCCTATTGCAGTGGTATCCCCGACGATTGGCGAAACTGGCTGTGAGAAGCAGATTGTAGGGCAGTATGAGTGGTTCAACCGCTTTGAGCGTATCATTGTTTGCATGGATAACGATGAAGCTGGCCGAAAGGCTACTGAGTTGGTGTGTAAAGCTCTTCCGAAGGGTAAGGCTTACGTCATGGAAATGTCACTGAAAGACCCGAATGAGTATTTGAAAGCTAATAAGGACCGTGAGTTTATCTCCGCGTTCTACGCAGCCCCTGCTTATACTCCAAGTGGTATCGTTGGCTCTGGTAATCTCACTAACAAGATGAAACAGGCTGTGCTGGTGCCTAAGATTCCTCTGCCACCTTTCATGAAGAAAGTGCAGAAGATGATGGCTGGTGGTATTCCACTGGGTCGTATTGTAAACCTGGGCAGCGCGTCTGGCACTGGTAAGTCTACGATTGTTGACGAGTGTGTCTACTATTGGGTGTTCCATAGCCCACACCGCATCGGTGTAGTATCACTTGAGTCTGACGTTGACGAATATGGTATCAAGATTCTTTCTCGCCACCTTGGGCAGAAGATTGACCTGATCGAAGACCCGCAAGAAAAGTATGACCTGTTGTGCCGCGAGGACACCGAGATTGCCATGCAAGAGTTGTTCTTCAAAGAGGATGGCACTCACCGCTGGCACTTGATGGATGAACGTGATGGCGGTCTGGAAGACCTCCAAGCCAAGGTGATGGAATTGATTATCTCTTGCGAATGTAAGGTGATCATTCTTGACCCGCTCCAAGATATTTTGGATGGTATGGGTAACGAAGAACAAGCCGTGTTTATGCGTTGGCAGAAAGGTTTGACTAAGAGCCACAAAGTGACTTTTATCAACATCAACCACGTTCGTAAGAGTGGCCAAGGTGGTAAGCAGAACTCCGCTGGTGCTGAGTTGTTCGAGGAAGACTTCCAGGGTAGCAGCTCCATTTTCAAATCTGGTGCTTGCAACCTACTGTTCACCCGTGACAAAGGTGCTGAGTGTGAGATTGAGCGTAACATTACGCTGATGAAAATGACAAAGTGTCGTTGGACTGGTAACACAGGCCCACAAGCAGGTAAGTATTACTACGATAATGCTACACACACGATTCACGATCTTGAGGAATATCTTGATCGTAATCCGAAAGTGGCTGAGCAGTATGCTGCGACCCTGGCAGCAAAAAGTGACGAGTAATCAGTGAGTTGACGAGGGGATCATATTTAGGTATGATCCCCTCTTCGTTTTAGGAGGCAGTTATGAAAAACATTACAAATTGGCGCCAAGCTTCTGTAGTTGACTTTGAGGCTGACAACCTGCTTCATGGCGTCACTCAAATCCACGTAATGAGCTACAAGATTCGTGAGCTTAGCGGGGAGTGGTCTAAAGAGTTTACAATTCGACGTGATCAGGCAAACTACAAAGAGCGTATTACGAAGTTCTTTCAATACCATATTGACAACAACATCCCAGTTGTGATGCACAATGGTATTGGCTACGATGCCCGTATGGTTGAGAAGGTGTTGCAGATTGACCTGTCTAAGCTTATGGTTATTGACTCCTTGGCTACGTCGTGGTATCTGAGTCCTGACCGTCGCGTGCATGGTCTGGACAGCTTTCATGAGGATTATGGCATTGCCAAGCCTCAGATTGATAGCTGGGAACAGCAAGAGGGTGAAACCCTTAAAAAGTTCCTTGACAAGATGCAACACCGTTGCCAGGAAGACGTAAAGATCAACGTAGCGTTGTGGGAAGATCACATGCGACGTTTGGTTGATATGTACACTATTGCTCAACATGCTATCGACTTTGGTTTGCTCGATGAAAAATCAGGTAAAACTCTGAACGTAGGTGGAAAGCGTATTCGTCCTGACGAGTGGATTCCTATTGATGGAATGGTTGGTCGTTCTGTTGATGGTGCTGTTGATAGCATCTTAACCTTCCTGATGTTCAAGATGGACTGTGCAGCACTCCAAGAAGCTACACGCTGGGAAGTGGACGTTGAACACGTTCGTATAGCACTGGAGAAGCTTGAAGCCATTGTACTTGAGGCGCGTGAGGGTTTGGCAGCGGTTATGCCACTGGTCCCTAAATATGTGCGTAAAACTCCGCCAAAGGTAGCCCCATTTAAGAAGAATGGGGAGCGTGCTATACATTGGGTGAAGTGGGATGAAACCATGCGGCAGTGGGCCGAGCAGGAGCGTGGTGAACAAGATCAGTTGTTGGTTTATATTGATCCAGAAGATGCACCAGATACTTACCGCGTGTTCCAAGGTAATGAAGAGCCAAACCCTGGCAGTCCAGGCCAAGTGAAAGACTTCCTGTTCTCTAAGGGTTGGGTGCCACAAACATTCAAATATGAGAAAGATGAAAAGGCATTTGAAGCATGGATCGCAGCTAAGCCACAAGGTAAGGCTAAACATCACCAATGGGAAATGTGGAAGGCAGCACGCCCAGCTGAGCGGGCCATCCCTCAAATCTCTGTAGGTGGTGATGATGGTAAGGAGCTGTGCCACTCGTTGACTGAGCTTGCTGAGGAAGTGCCAGCAATTGCCTGTTACGCAGCTTACAAGGTGGCTGAGAACCGTCGTAATGTTCTCAAGGGCTTCCTGCGTGATATGGAAGATGACAAGTGGCTTAAGGCACGTATTGGTGGCTTCACGAACACCCTACGTGTACAGCACCGTGAGTTGGTTAACCTTCCAGGCACTGACAAGCCTTATGGTTATGATATTCGAGGGAGTTTGATTGCTGGCGCTCGAAAGATTCTTGTTGGCTCTGATATGTCATCCCTTGAGGATCGGGTTAAACACCACTTCATGTTGCCACATGACCCTGAGTATGTTGCTACAATGCAGGCTGATGACTTTGACCCGCACATTCTTATGGCTCTGATTGCTAAGATGATCACCCAGAAAGAGTTTGATGACTTCAAAGCTGGTATCAAGAGTGCTAACGCCAAGGCAGCACGTAAGAAAGGTAAGACTACAAACTACGCATCCGTGTATAATGCTGGTGCTGCTAAGATCGCTCAGGCTGCTGGCTGTGACGTATCCGAAGGTGAAGTGTTACACGCTGCTTACTGGAAGCTTAACTGGGCTGTAAAGGCCATTGCAGAAGAGCAGGTGGTGATTAAGGACAGCTATGGTAAGAAGTGGCTAGTAAACCCTATCAATGGCTTCTGCTATGCGCTGCGTAAGGAGAGTGACCGATTCTCTACCCTGGCTCAGGGAACTGGTAGCTTTTTCTTTGATATGTGGGTTGACAATATCCTCACAGCCATGGAGAATACGTTCGGTCGCCGCACACTGTCTGGCAGCTTCCACGACGAATGTGTAATCTGTATGGGTGACAGTGAGAAGAACCGTGTTACAATCGCTAAGATTATTCAGGATGCGGTTGAGAAAGTGAACAAGGATTATGGGTTGCGTCGTTCATTAGGTTGCGAGACTCAATTTGGTGATAGGTACTCGGATATTCACTAAAATAACTGTTGACAGTGAGCATGGAAGCTCCTACAATAGCCAAACATTAAGCAAAGGAGGTTGTATGAATATTGGTGATAAGGTAAAGATGACTTCCCAGGGGCATGCTCATTGGGGTGCTGGCCCAATGAACCCAGTTGGTGAGGTTGGGGTTATACGTAGCCAAAGCCGTGGGTCCGAATGGACACGTGTTGAGTGGCCAAACGGAAATAAGAACTCTTATAAAGAGGGTGATATTGAGCTGGTGGTTGAAAAGCCAGTTAAGGTGAAAGGTTTGCGTTTGAAGCAAAATAAAGCTGGACAATACAACCTGAAAGGTTTATCCTTTGAGGATATTAAAGCACTGGCTATCGTACTTGGCTCTCTATCGGGTGAGTTTGATCGTAAAAGCTACGATGTGTTTGCCAAGCTTGCTGTGGAAGTTGAGAAGACTGACCCAGACTATGCCGCAGAATATTACAAAAATCGTTTTGAAGTTGTTAAATCTATTAAAGGGGAATAAAATGACCGAGCGTCTAGAACCATCCGTTGGCAGTATCACTATCCCAGCAGCCGAACACTCCATCCTGGCTGGCCTGAGTATTTTCAAATCTGTCAAATCGCCAGAGCGTATTGTTGAGGAAGCCCTAGCGGCCTTTACAAAGGCACAGGGCAATCTGGAAGTTGCCGCACAAGCTATCAATGCCCAGGTGCTGGATCACGAACAAGTGATTAAAGATCGCCAAGAGAAGCTGGAGGTTGCCACTGAAAGTCGTAACCGTCTTGCTCGCATTGCTGATCGTTTCTCTGACCTGTTGAAATAAGGAGTAGTTATGAAAAAAGGTACTAAAGTTACTGTACACGTCCATGGTCAAGGTGACCATGGTTACGATGTTGGCACAGTTGTGACCTGCACTGGCGTAAAGTGGCACGTTGGAACTTGGATGCAGTTCACTACTGAGGACGGATATACTCAGTATATGCAGCCACAACACTACAAAGTGTTGAAAGAGGTAAAAGAAGATTTGCCAGCTAAGGCGCTGTATGTTATCCTGAACAAGAACAACAAAATTCTCGACAGTGATTTTGACCGTGAAGCAGCTCGCGCCGTCAAAGCTCGATTTGGTGGTAAGCGTAATGGTGTTCGTATTGTCACCTACGTTCCACAGAAAGAAATTCGCTAACTGATCACTAGCGAACATGACCACCAAGTGGTGGTCATCATTGCCCAATAATGGGTCTTAAGATAGGAGATACAAGATGACAGGTTTTACTTTTGTTACAACTACAACTTCCACCACTTCTGGCGGTAAGACAGTGGATTGGGATGGCCTCAATCAGCATGTAATTGATGCAGCTAAGACAGCGGAGAAACCCCGTTCTGTTCCTGGCGTAATCTCTGGCATTATTGACCTTGGTGAGCAAGACCTTGAAGACGCCGAAATGGTCTTCGTTGGTACTGCTGAACAAGAAGCCAAGATGATTGAAGAAAAACCAGCTACATACTTCAAAGATGGTTTGGACGATAAGGGTAAGCCTTGCCGCCTGAAATGCTGGCCACAAAAGCCAGTACAGCAAGTGTGTATCACTGTAGACTTCCCACAAGTTATGGTGGACAAGGGTCAGTTCTTCGGTAATAGCCAGCCAATGCCACTGCGTATGCTGCTTAACCGTGAGTTCACTCTCCCAGGTGACAAGGTGAAGATTGTAGCATCGCCATACAACATCCGTGAGACGAAGTATGATGATGGTACTTGGGCGTTCGCCAAGAACAACGGTCTGCACAAGCTGGCAGATGCGTGCGGTATCCTTGATTCTAAAGGTTACTTCACCAAAGCTCGTATTGGCGAGTTGCTGGGTAAAGTTGCCCAGTTCCAGTTCCAAGTGTTTATGAAGCCAAGCAAGGGTGGTGGTAGTTTCTTCCAAGAAAATATCAAGCTTGTTGGTATGGTTCCAGAGGGTGTTCCACTGCCGGATGTTTCGGAAGTTCCATTGTACGGTATCAACCTGTACGCTGCGAACGATCCAGCCGCAATCAAACAATTGCGTGCCAACATCAAGAACCACATCAAGCGTGCCAACAACTATGAAGGCAGCATCTTGAAAGGTGAGCTTGAAGCTTTGGAAGGTGGTAATACTTCGCATGCAGCTCCGGCTGCTGCCAAGCCAGAAGGCGTAGCACCTAGTGCTCCAGCTAAGTCTGAGGACGATGACTCCTTTGACGATGACGCCCCGTTCTAAGGCTGATATAAGGGTGCAGCTTGTATAGTGCACCCACACTAATCTAAAGGAGATAAGTATGATTTTCGACGTAAGAAACCCACAGTCAGATTTAGTAACTTCTATTCAATTTGCGGATCGTTCAGACGAAGGCACGCTCCAGGCACATATTATCGAGCGTGCCAACTACCGAGTTAAGATCAAGGACGGCGCTGAGTTTGTATATGTGAGTGACGCTGAGCATGCACGTAATTTGGTCAAAGCACTTGAAAAGGCTATTAACCTGGGATGGTTGAAGTAATGAACATATTCTGGTTCATATTCTGGGCCTGTGTTGTTATTGATGTTGTAGTCCCAGGAGTTGATATCGCCGTTGGTTGGTACTTCTTGTGGGCATTCCTTGGCTTGATTGGAGACTAATTATGAGTGCAGTAAGTATTTTTGTTGTATTGGATCGTTCGGGCAGTATGTCCAGCATCGCACAAGATGCAATCGGAGGTTTCAACACCTTCATTCAAGGTCAACAAGAGGTTGATGGTGAGGCTAATGTAACCCTGGCTATCTTTGATGACCGTTACGAGATTGTCTTCGAAGAAGTGGATATTAACAAGGTGGCACCACTCACCAGTAAGGAGTTTACCCCGCGTGGTATGACAGCTCTTTATGACGCTGTTGGCCGTTCACTTTCCAAGCTGGAAGAAGCTTCTCCAGAGAAAGCCATTCTATGTGTGATCACTGATGGTGCTGAAAACTCCAGCCATGAGTATTCTCATAGTGTTCTAAAGGAGAAGGTGCAAGCCGCTGAGGCCCGTGGGTGGCAAGTGGTATTCCTGGCTGCCAACATTGACGAGAAAGTCGTTGGTGCTTCAATGGGTATCTCTGGTGGCATGACCCGTGGCTTTGTAGCTGACGCTCAAGGTACGCAGATGATGTATATGAATGCTAGTGCTGCTGTGACCAGCTACCGTAATCAATAATCAAGGAGAAATTAAATGACTGAACAAGCCGAAGAACGCATCAACCTGACTGAACAAGAGCTGTTTGACCGATTGACTGACCTGATGGGCCAACAGCTCACTCTGGCTCAAGATATCAAGCAACTCAAGGCAGACAATAAATTCCACAAGAAAAATAACCCGAAGGGTATTGCTCTTGATGATATTAAACTTGTGAATGCAGCCGCTAAGCTGGAAGCAACTGCCAAGTTTGAAGAGTTTACTGGTAATGCAGCAGCAGTAAAAGAGAAGTTTGAAACTCTAACTTCTTACAACGAGTAAAGACAAGGGGCGTTAAGCCCCTTTGTTCATTCTGGAGGTTTATAAATGACAGATATTTTAACCTTCGACGCTGACAGCATTGCATACAAAGCAGCAGCAGCAAACGAAGAAAGATCAATTTCAACACGTCATATCGAGAAGGGTGTTACTGAGCACTGGGATAGCCGCACAGCTTTCCGTGCATTCCTTAAAGACACAGACCACACTGAGGATATGTACACCATCACAGACGTGCAAGAAGCTCGTCACTCAAGCTATGGCAAAAGCCTTGTACGGGAAATGATGAAAGGCCACTGCACAAGACTCGGTATCAAGACCAACGAGATTTATATTGGTGGTACTGGCAATTTCCGTGACTCAATTCCACTCCCTATGACACACATTGCGACAGTTGGGCCTTGGGCCGGTAAGTCAAAGATTGGTGGTAAGTACAAAGAGAACCGCGACGACACAATCCGACCTCTCCAACTGAAAGAGCTGAGAAGCTACCTTATCAATGAACTTGGTGCTATCGTAATCAATGATAGAGAAGTGGACGATAAGCAGTCAACGCGCTCGTATGACGGGCATTTGAATGGACAGCGTATCATTGCAGTAACTGAGGACAAAGATGCTCTACAAAGCTCTGGTTGGCTCTTCAATCCCCAGAAGATGACTAAGCCAGTGTACATTCATGGGTTTGGCGAACTTCACAAGGAAGGTAAGGGTATCAAAGGTACTGGCCGTAAGTGGTTATACTTCCAGGCGCTTTATGGTGACTCAGTTGACAACTACCACGGGTGTGACCTTTGGAAAATTGCCAATGATAAGGCTGGAAAAACTGTGACGTTTGGGGAAGTGGCAGCATTCAATATCTTGAAGGATACTCAGAACGACAGAGAAGCGTTACAAGCCCTGTACAATCAGTACCGACTATGGTATCCTGAGCCTGTTGTCTACATGGACCACACTGGACTATTGCAGACCAAAGATGCAGCTGAGATTATGCAGCTCTACTTTGACTGTGCTCACATGCAACGCTGGGAAGGTGACCGCATTCTGGTAGCTGAGCTGATGGATAAGCTGGGTGTCGTATGCTAAATTATGTCCAACCTCCAGAAGAGGTGATAGCTGAGGTGGTGGCTGGGGAATATAACCTCTGGCAAATGCCTTACCAGTACATTAACTGGGCGTTTGTACAGCTTGGAAAGGAGCCTACAGCTAACGTAGGCGATAGGATGAAGGTGAGCATGATTGTAGACTTCCACAAGGCATGTTGTGAGTGGAGTTTACTTGATGAACAGTAAGAAACTTTGGGAAATCTACCCAGAGATTTGGAAGAGTGAGGCAGCGTTTCTTAGCTATATCAGGGGTGGCATTCGCCGCTACCTCTGGGCTAAGAGTCCTGTCAAGCTTGAGTTCATCAAAAGGGTAAGGAAGCAGATAAAGAATACCAATAAGCGCAGCCAGAAAGCTCACCCAACTATCTGGGGTGGAGTGTGTGAAAACTGTAACGAAGAGTTCCAATTGAAAGATATGGAAGTTGACCATAAAACTGGTGAACACTCTTTGAGGAAGGTTGAGGATATTCAGAAGTTTGTAGAGGGCATTGTCTTTGTGACTCAGGAAGACTTAGCACTACTTTGCAAACCCTGCCATAAAATCAAAACGCACTCTGAAAGAACTGGGCTATCGCTCAAAGAAGCTGCAATCGCTAAGCAGGTTATTGCAATCTGTAAGGGTAGTGCTGCTGATGTTAAAGCTTGGATCGCAGCTAGAGGTGCAACACCAAAGGCTAAAGTTGCAGAACGCAAGATGCAAGTATTGAGATTATTACAACAGGAGGCCAGTAATGCCATTTCAAATTAGAAATAAAGAAACTAAAGAGATTGTATCCGTCAACAGCGGCAAGAAAGTGTGGGCTACAGCTGGCCATGCTAAAGCAGCGTTTACGACTTCGGGCCTTTGCCGTTGGGGAACTGGTGTTGGCACTTACGTGTATCACGGTATCCCAAAAGGTTGTCGCTTCGATGAACAAGACAAGTTGGAGATTATCGAGATTAAGTACCAAGATACAGACGAGATGAAAGAGGCCACCAAGCTACTAGGTGAGGCTCACGATATTCTTGATACCCTCAACGCAGACTCACACTTGGTAGGTTTGATCGAGAAATTTCTAAAGGAGAATGTATGAGTAGAAAACACCTCATCATAGCAGACACCCAGGCTCGCCCTGGCGTTGACCTAAGTTACATGAGCTATATTGGTCAGTACATTGCTGATAAGAAGCCAGACGTGATTATACACATTGGTGACCACTTTGACTTTGAGTCGCTGTCGTCCTACGACAAGGGTAAGAAGAGTATGGAAGGTCGTCGCCTTGTAGCTGATATCGAAGCTGGTATGGAAGGAATGAGGCTGCTATGTGACCCAATTAAGAAGCTACAGGAGCAGCAACGTGCAAATAAGAAGAAGGTTTACAACCCTCGAATGGTATTCTGTCCAGGCAACCACGAAGCTCGCTTTGATCGGATGGCCAACGACAATCCAGAGCTTGACGGTTTTGTTGGTACAGCTACACTTGATCTAGAGCAGTTTGGATGGGAAGTTGGGGAATTCTTGAAGCCTATCCAAGTGGATGGTATCTACTATGTACACTACCTGATGAACCCAATGAATGGTCGTCCGCGTGCTGGCACAGCTGCTGGCCAACTTAAGGCTGTTGGCGCTTCATTCGTTGTAGGCCACAAGCAAGTGCTGGATATTGCGATTGCTGATAACCAACTAGACGGCAAGTATCGTATTGGTATTATCAACGGTGCATGTTATCCGCATGACGAGGATTACAAGGGTCACCAGGGGAACCAGCACTTTAGGGGTGTCATGGTTCTCAACGAAGTTGAGGATGGGTTTGGCTTGCCAATGCCAGTGTCCTTGGACTATCTGACCAAGCGTTATAAATAAAACTTGACAGGAAAGGGCAGAGAGGTCATACTCCTGCCTTATCCAACAACATTAAGGAGATATGACTGTGAAAGTAACAAAAGAACAGATTGAAGTTATCCACACCAAACTGCTGGGTGAAGTTTGTATGCTGCTTTACAATGAGTTTGCAGATGATGCTGATCCAGTTGTATTCGCAGCTATGCCAAGTGTACTGCGTGATCTGGCTGATGCGTTTGAAGAGGCTATTGAAGAATGAGTCAAGTGAATGCTATGGACCTACTTGATCCTACAGACCTGCATGAGTTTTTGCAGGAGCTATTGGATAAGCATGGCGAGACAGAAGAGCAGTTGATGATTCTTCTGGTCAAGATTACAACTGCCAAGGCTATCCTCGAAGATGCGCTTGGCCTAGATTCCCCATTGTTTGCAGTAGTTGAGAAGGAGACTAAGAATGAGAGTATTGACGAATAAAGAAATGCGTGAACTGCCAGAGGGGGCTATTGCCTTCCTCACCCACGAAGGGGCCAACGCGTTCGTAGGGGCTAGTGAGGGCGATATTTGCTTCCGAGTATACAAAGAACATGACGACCTAGATAGTGTGGCATTCCAAGTGGAATCACTAGGTGATTGGTTCTATCTAAGTGAGGATGACGTAGTAGTTGATGATGCTAAGGAAGCAGAACTCGGCGTGTTCCGTCCTGAACTTGAGACTCGCAAAGTCGGTAAAGTTCGTGTAGAGTTGGTTGACGACGGTTTCCCACTTGCCCTACGTGAAGTTGCTAAGGTGATGACCTGGGCACAAACCGCAAAGGGGTATAAGGACCACGATTGGCAAAATCTCCCAAACGCTGAGATTGCGTTGGCTGCTGCTGCAAGTCGTCACCGCACTGACCATATCACTCAGCGTGTTGTAGGTAAACTGGCTATCGGCAGTTGTGTAGATAATGAGTCTGCTCTTCTACACAAGGCCCATGAAGCCTTTGGTGTGTTGGCTCAACTTGAGCTGATGCTACGTGGAGATTTTGCTTGACACTTGCCATGGACGGTGAGATAATATCGTCCTAACAAACCAAAAGGGAAGCCCCTTAAAAGGCTTCCCTTCTTCATTTAAGGAGAAAATATATTGAAGATTGAAGCTAAAATTATTGCACATAGTAGAAGTAGTGTGACAGGTAAAGAGATTATTACGTGGGAGTTAACTTACCCTCGATTTATCCACAGTGAATTTATGACGCACAGGGTTTTCAGCCGTAATGCTGCAAGCTCCCGCGCTATCCCCGTTGCCAAGATGCTGGAAATGGTTAGGCTGACGCCTGCTATGCCTGTACGCTTTGGAGCTAACCAAGCTGGCATGCAGGATAAGGGTGTTGATCACACTGACAAAGTGTTATTTGATTATGAATGCGGAACTGGTGAGTTTACGCCACAAGAAGCTTGGACAGAGGCTGCTGATTCTGCTGCTACATGGGCAGAAGCATTCTCTAACGCAGGATACCACAAACAAGTTGCTAACCGTTTGATTGAGCCATTCCAGTGGATGAAAACTGTAATGACTGCAACTGAGGATGACAATTGGTTCTGGCTGCGTGACCATGATGATGCTGACCCGACTATCCATGTTCTGGCTAGTGTTATGTGGGAAGCTAAACAGAGTAGTGAGCCTGTTGTATTAACTCCAGATGACTGGCACATGCCATACTTTGGCGATGGATACTGGCTGGAAGGTTGTGGTGTTCCACTTGGTGATGCCCTGTCAATCAGCTCAAGTTGCTGCGCTCAGGTGTCCTACCGTAAACTGGATGATAGCCTGGATAAAGCTAAAGATATCTTTGTCAAGCTGATTGAAAGTAAGCCTTGTCATGCCAGCCCTACTGAGCACCAAGCCAAGCCTATAGCTGAGGCCGAAGACGAATGGGGCGTGATACTTGTGAACAAACCAGCTTTCCCATTGTCGTGGCAAGATGGCATCACACACACAGATCGTAAGGGTAACCTGTGGAGTGGCAACTTCAAGGGCTGGATTCAACATCGACAACTAATTCCAGACAATGTCTGCACAGAATATAAGGGTAAATAATATGGCCGATTACGCACTAAGTTTTTATGATTTAAATATGGTGGATGGCTTTCAAGAAGCAGTTGAGATTGGTAATTCAAAAATCTTCGAAGCTATTCTCTACACAAACGGGATGGATGTTAAGCTGGGCTATGAGCTTGTAGCGTGCAACCATAGGACGATTAACAAGATTGAATACTATGGCATCCGTGTTGAAGGATTCGAGCGCCTAGACGCCTCCTGGCTCGCTACGGGCTGTGCTAGTTTGGAAGCTCAGATCGAATCAACCAAAGATGGTAGCTTGCGTCGTCACTTGCGTGAAATGTCCTACGCAGGTACACTATCACCAACACCATCTGAACCACAGGAATAAGTATGTCTGAATTGAATGTAGAAGCGGTAACAATGGGGTTGCCGTTCGATTTTAATGCTAAGACTCGGATCATGACCGAGACAGATAGCTATGCAACCATCTATCCAAAGTTTCTAGACTTTGCAGACCAACAGTTTGACAAACAGTTCTGGACAAATACAGAAATGAAGGTCGAGTTAGACCGTATGCAATTACTGTTTGAACTTTCTGAGTCACAATTACACGCTGTTAAATTTGTACTCCAACTATTTCTAAAGTATGAACTAATTGTTGGTGAAGAGTTTTGGAATGGCTTGTTTATTCGAGTGTTCCCAACTCCAGAAGCAAAAGCTATGGCAGCTGCATTTGCTGCATTTGAATTGCAGGTGCACGCTCGGTTCTATAACCAATTAAACGTACAACTAGGACTTGACAAAGATGAACACTATCGTGCTTATGCTGCCAATCCTGAGCTTGCTGCTCGCGTAGAGTGGTTAGAGAAAGTATTGAGTGGGGAGGATAAACTTCTCTCTGTGATTGTATTCTCTATGACTGAGACTGCACTCCTGTTCGCTAGCTTTGCAATTCTGAAAAGCTTCCAGACAAATGGATACAACAAGATTGCTGTAACTGTTCGTGGTACAAATCAGAGTGCTATTGACGAAGACCTTCATGGCTTTGCCGCTGCTTGGGCTGTCAACCAACACTATAAAGAATTGGGCCGCCCCCTTCGTGAGGACACTAATCGTGTAGAGCAGATTTATAAAGCTATCCAGTATGCCTACGAGCATGAATGTCTGATCATTGATCTTGCATTCCTCGAAGATACTCTGAATGGTATGACCAAGGATGATTTTAAAAACTACGTTAAGGTGCGTTTAAACGTGTTTGCAGAAAGACTTGGACTTGACCTGCCATTCCCTGGTGCTGAATCCCCAATTACAAAGTGGTTTGAACTTGGCACAGACTCTTACAAAATGGTGGACTTCTTCACCCCTGGTATGGGTATGGAATATGAGTCTGGTTGGGATGAGCATGGTTTTATTCGTGGAATTATACAACAACTAGAGGAACAACAGTGATCGACTACAGCAACCTACGGAAACAGCAGATTATTGATGGAGTGTGCCCACCGTGGTACACTACCGGAGGTATTCAACTGTTCTACGATAAATACTCTTACAACAATGAAACAGTTAGAAGCAGATTTTTAGCTGTTGCCCGAGCAATGGCCCAACATGCTCCAGAGTCTTACCCTGAGTGGTGGAATGTTGACCCATACTGGGCTGGCCTCACTTGGGAAGGGGCATTCTTTAAGATCATGTGGGATGGCTACGTAAGCCCTTCTACACCAATGCTGGCAAATGGTGGCCTGCGGCATCGTGGCACCACTGTGAGCTGTGCTGGTGGTAATGTGAGTAACAACCTATTCACACGTTATGACTTCTTGACTGAGGCTGCCGTGTTGACTAAGCACAGCCATGGTACAAGCTACTGCCTGGACGATTGGCCAGCCGAAGGTGACAAGATTCGTGGTGGTCGCTCACAAGGACTCCTGCCACTTATCCGCGATATCATCTTTGTAATGGAAGAAGTTGCTCAAGGTCCACGCCGAGGTAGCTGTGCTTATAGTGTTAGACCACAGCATGGTGACTTCGACAAAGTGTGCGATTATCTCTATGAACGCACTGAAAGTAATAATGTTGGTTGGCTGATTGATGATGACTTCATTGAGCTTATGCGTGGCCAGGATGGTGAAGCTCTTCGCAAGTTTGCTAAGATGCTTGGTGTTAAGCTTCCACGTGGTAAGGGGTATTTCTCGTTCATTGATAAGATGAACCGTAAACTTGCCAAGGCATTTAAACGTGCTGGGCTGCGTGCCAGAGCGAGCAACTTGTGTCAAGAAACAAACTTACCAAGTAATGACGAATATACATTCAGTTGTGTTATTCTAAATTATAACTTGGAACTGTATCGTAGCTGGCCAGAACACTTAGTATTTGTTGGGCAAGTTATGAGTGACTGCAATATCTCTGAATACCTCGAATGTATGGACGAAATGACAGAGTTTGATAGACACGCAATGCGTAAGATTTACAAGTTCACTAAAGAGTTCCGTGCACTTGGAAGTGGCGTGTTGGGTTTACACACTCTATTCCAGAAGGAAATGATTAGTGTATCCAGCATGGATGCTATGATGCTGAACACTAAAATCTTCAAGGGCATTCGTAATGATGCAGACAAGGCTAACAGTTGGTTAGCTGGTGTGTTGGGAGAGCCAGAGGGCTGTGTAGGACTTGGACAGCGTAACGCTACAATGCTTATGATGCCACCCACAAAGAGTACGGCTGAACTGATGGCAGGAGCTTCTGAGGGTGTTGGCCTGGATGTGGCAATGTGCTTCACTAAGCAGTCAGCTGGTGGTGAGTTCTTCCGCATCAACAAAATATTGCTTGAGCTTATTAAGGAAAAAGGCTTAAAGGTTGAACAATGTGTCAAGGATATGAACGAGCGGAAAGGTAGTGTTCAGCACGTTACGTGGTTGACTGAGGAAGAGAAGGCTGTATTCCGTACAGCATTTGAAATTCCAATGGAAGACCATCTAAGACTTTGTTCACAACGGCAGCGTTATATTGACCAAGGTCAAAGTATTAATCTATACTTTACCTCGAATGACTCACCAGAGTATATTGCTAAGATTCACTGGCTTGCTTTCATTGACCCAGAGATTCTATCTTTGTACTATGTGTATAGTATGAGGGGCGCGGGTGAAATTACTCGTATCGAGTATTGTGAAATGTGCCAATAACGGCAATAGGGGTTTCGGCCCCATTTTAATGGAGAAACAAAGATGACACCAGTAATCAATGTAACTGTCCTAGCCACAGGCGGGACGCTAACAACAACTGTAAACGATGCAGGGGCTACCCTAGCTCTAGTGGGTGACACCATTGCAGCTGACTTTACTATCAGCATGACGCCTGTACAGAGCCGTGTCTATGCCACGTTCTTTGACTCAGCAGAAGACACCCGCGATCTTGAAGCCCTAACCTCTTTACAGGTTGCCTTTGAGACTGAAATGGGAGCAGAGTTGATGGCCTACAACAGCCAAGCACTAGTGAAAGACCCTGTGACAAAGGTCTACACACAAAGTGTCACACGTCTATCGTTTGATGCTTACCAAAAAGGTCTTGACGGCCTCCCTGCTTAAGCGTACACTCCCCTCCATTGGAAACGATGCGAGGGGATTTTTATGAATACTATCGAACGGTACTACAACCAGACTGCTGCTCTTATGAGGGTAGAAGAGCTGGTAAAACAGGACAAATCCGTGTGGATTTGGCGTGACCAGTTGGATGGTGTGCCTGTCTGGGTTGTTGAATTCAAGTAAGGAGGTTTTGAATGCGTCACGTAGAGAAGCGATTTCTGTCAGACTCCGCAGATGAAACTGGCAGCATGATTTGTACAGTGAGAACTGTACAGGTTAAGGATATCAGTGAGTGGTATTTAAGAGATAATCCCACTATCTCAGGCAGTATTCAGGTGCGGGATTGTAGTAATCGTCCGGTACACCTAGACTTCGACGCGACTGGCGAAAAAGGATTCAAGAAACGCCTTGACAAGTTGGACGGTATGATTGCACAATTGCAACGTATGCGTACACAGTACCACGAAATGTGGTGGTCACACCTGCGTGATATCGAGTTCAAGAAGAAAGAGCTTGAGAAGCCACGTGCAAAGGTATAGGAGGTTATATGTGGAAGCCAATAAGTGAATTGCCAGCTACCTATGGTCTGACGAATAAAATGTTCGTTGTGAAGGCTATTAAAGTCTCAATAGGTGATGGAGTAGTTTATACGTCAGACCCCTATTGCGTGTGGATCACACTTGGTGGTAAGATGCCACGCTGGCCTCATGAATTTGAGCCTACACACTTCTGTGAGCTTCCTGATGCCTAGGTATAGAGTTAACGGTAGAGCCGTCATACGTGTGAAGGATAATAAGCAGATGGCTTTTGCCTATGACAACAAACATGCCAGACAGATCGCCAAGAGATTTGAATATTGGTCGAGGGCTGGATGGCCACCAATGGAGTTTTGATATGATGTGTCCTGATTGTGATGGATTTGTAGAAGAGGATGATGTATACTGCCCTGAGTGTGATGCTGGTCTTTATGAGAACGGCGGAGACTCTGAGTATGACTACGACGATGATGGTTATCGTGATGACTTGATTTATGAAAATCTGTAGGGAGATAGTGGAATGAGTGTAGTAATTTATGGTAAAACCCAGTGTAGCTCTTGCGAACAGGCAAAGGCTGTGCTAAAGTCTCGCGGTATTGAGTATGAATACCGACAGCTGGATAAAGACTACACAATGGAAGAGCTGATGGATGCCCTGGATGCTGTTGGTCTAATGGGTTTTCGCACTTTCCCCTTGATTATCCAGGGCAACAAGGGCTACACTTTCGCAACAATTGATCAAATCCTATAGGAGGGTATATGGAAGTCGGTACTAAATTGGTAGCAGATACCAAAAAAGCTCTGGAACTCGGTTTAATGTGCGGTGTGCTTGTAGACGGACAAGTCTATACCATCAAAGATATTAACGAGCATGGGGCTTGCTTCTTCATTTTGGAAGAGATTGGTGCTCACCACGCATGGTCATTGTACCCGGATGAAGACGGCCACAATTATGAACTATTCTTTAAACTATTGGAGGTATAAGATGACATACATTACACGTCAAGAGGCTACTCAACGCATTGCAGCTCTGCTGGATGCCATGCAAAGCCTGCACGCTGAGGCTCGGGCACTGTCCGATGAGTTCGAAGTCCCGTTTGAAATCACCCTTGAAGGTGGTGCAAATTACGACACAACTGCTGAGTATACTCGGTGGGCACCAAGTACCTGGGATTCGAGTAACTGCTAATGAATACTTTCTATACTCTTAATAAAGATTTACTAGAATTCGCCTGTGGTCAAATGGCTGCCCTACAGGGTCACGTCTACCAAGGTAACGTGAATGCTGGCTGGTGGGAAGACCTCGCCACTGGCCAAGCCAAGCCAAAGGGCAACATCGAGCTGATTTTGTCCAAGCTTGCTCTGGTACACTCAGAGGTTTCTGAGGCTGTGGAGGGTGTCCGCAAGGGTATGATGGACGACCACTTGAAGCACCGCCCTATGGTGGAAGTGGAGCTTGCTGATGCGGTGATCCGCATTCTTGATATCTGTGGTCATGAAGGCTATGACCTTGCAGGTGCAATCATGGAAAAGCTTGAGTATAACGCTCAACGTCTTGACCATAAACGTGAGAGCCGTATGGCAGAGGGAGGTAAGAAAGCATGAGTAATCAATTAGTTAAATGGCTGGCTATCAAGTTTGACAGTGAAGGTGTTGACTACACTCAGTGGCCTGCCGATGCACAGGCTAACCAAAGTAATTGGGAAGTTACCATTGATGGTTGGAAAATCCCCTATACCAACTGGAAGGGTGAAGAAACTACTACTGACCTAGGTTGGGAGTGTGAGGGTGAATTCAAGAACCTCGAAGAGTATGACGATGGTCTTACTGCAACCCGTGAAGAATTCTTTGCTTTCATGGAAGCAAACCCAACCTACGTTGTTGATGTAAAAGCTCAACGTCAGGAAGTGGTTGCACGTATTGCAGAGCTGAACAAGATCGCGTATGATGCAGTTCTTGAGGCAAGTAAGCTGGCCGCTAGTGTTGACCTGCCATACTTCTGTCGTATGCCTGCTGGCATGCCAGACCTTGACCCGAACTCGGACTGGGACAGCTCACGCTGCTAAGGAGGTGAATATGTCTAAATATCTTTTGGTTTTTGACCGAGATTGGGCTGATGAATTTCAGTGCGAAAGTTACTCAATCCACGAGACTGAGGAAAGTGCTCAAGCTACAGTTGACCAATATATCAACAACGAAAGCTACTTCGGTACTAACGAGGGGTTTGAGGCTGGGGAGCTTTCTGAGGAAGATTTCTCTATCACTGAAATCTCAACAGGCGATGTAGAAGTGTTACGTCGCCTACTGGGTAATAGTTTTGGGACGGGCTTGAAATGACTCAACAAGAAGCAGTTAAGGCTATATCTGACCTGATTAAACAGGCCCAGGAGTTGGTACACCAAGCCGAAGACCTGGCTGACGAAAACGGTGTGTCGTTCAGTATGAACCTGGGCAGCTATGGTATGGGTGGTTACTATGACCCTGATGACCAAGAGGATCAGTACGGTAATGACAATGGTGGTTGGCACGCCTCTTCTCAGAGCTGCTAATCTAAGTGCCCACTGAAAGGTGGGCATTCTAATTCAAAGGAGGGGATGAAATGGCAAAGCGTGAAGTTGTGATTGGTGATAAAGTTATCTTTACAGACGAGGATGGAATCGGGTGTTACAATGCCAAGAAGGGTGATGTAGGTGTTGTGGTTGACGTGGACACAATGGGCCGTAGCAGTCCACTCGTTACTATCAAACTCACAAACCGTGTGGGTGAGATTACAGTTTGTGACTACCGAGTGGAGATTCTTGAGGAAGAAATCACCCTTGACAAGGCAGTCGAAGAGTGCAAGAATATCAAAACTGAAATCCAGCGTCTCCAAGGGGAACTGATTAAGTACGAGAGCATTCTGTTCAAAGCTGGCGTAAAGCTTATCTAACTGAGAGGAATTGAATATGAGTGTTCAGGGTGTGGCCTTGAATGACTGGCCGCACCCAGTCACTGCCAATTTAGATGGAAAGCAGGTGTGGAAGTGTCCTCTGTACCAGTGTTGGACTAACACCTTGATAAGGTGTAAGTCTCCTATTGGCTACGAACGTGATCCTACTTACCGTGATGTGGATATCTGTGAAGGCTGGCTAAGTTTTTCAAATTTCAGGTCTTGGGCAGAAAGTCGTTGGCAAGAAGGTTTACAGCTAGATAAAGATTTACTTGTCCCTGGCTCCAAGTTATACTCACCCGAAACTTGCTGCTTTATAAGTCCAGAGCTTAACAAGACCCTTCACATAAAGTCTCAAGGGGTTTTACCTACTGGGGTGAGTAAAGACAAGGAGTTATTCTCTGCTAGGGTGAATAACGGCGATGTTAGGGAGTATCTAGGCTCAGCCAGCACACCTATGTTGGCCCACCGCCTATGGCAACGTAGGAAGTCAGAAATACTCTCTGAGTTCGCATTAAACGAACCTGACGCTCAAATAGCTAAGGCAATCTGGAAAATAGTAGACAAGATTCACGCCGATATGTACAATGGCGTAGAAACTAAATCTTTCAAGGAGGTTTAAATTGCTAGTAGTTGGTAGCCGTGCATTGGTACACAATAATCCTGAGCTTGCTCCCACTCGAATCTGTGGGGATTGGGACTTCATTGCTACCATTGATCAGTTCAATAAGTGGTACAAGGAAAATAAGAACTCGATGGAATTTGCTGTACCCACTGAGGGTGGTAAATACTACCACTGTCGTGGTAAGGATGGCATGAACTATGAGTTTGAGATTGCATGGGAAGGGACTAGTGCACGAATGCTTCTCGATGCCTATGGTAACACAGGTTCACAACTTATCCATGCAACCGACTTCGACTTGTTGGCGATCAAACTGTCACACCGTTATAAGAAGAACAGTGTGCACTTTAAAAAGACAATGGATGATATTCAATTTCTGCGCTCACGTGTCACTGGAATTGGCTGTGACACATTCCTTACGAAGTTTATAGCTCTTCGTGAAAAGGAGACTTACACTTATAGCCACCCGTCTCTGAATGTGGATAAGTCTTCATTCTTTAAGGATGATGGTGTGCAGTATGTATACGACCATGACTCCATCCATAAGACGGTTGCTCTGGTAGAGCTTGCCAGCGGTAAGTGGCCAGCCTATAAGTCCTACATGAAAGAAGGCTGCGAGGTGATGACGTCTAAAGAGAAGTTCTTTGGTGTAAGTGAGGAAACTCGTCTGAATGGTGTCTATGAAGAGTGCTGTGTGCTTGCCCTAGAGCGTTCTCAGATTCCCCATGCCGAGGTGGATGTAGAGCCTTGGATGCGGTCACGTCAGGCCACCCCAACACCTCGCTGGAGCTTTGAGATGGCCCTAATGAAGGTGTGTACCTCTATCACTAGTGGGTGGTTCCGTGAATACGCATGGGAAAATTATCAGAAAGTGCTTGACTTGTATGAGTCGCTGGGTGAGAATGATTACGTCAAACGATTTGAGCAAAACAAACACTTACTAAAGCCATTCAAGGTAGACTAATATGAAACTGATCGACCCAGATATGACGAAGTATAAGCTAGTAGTCCCATCAGGCGTAACCTACTATTTTGCAGAAGCCTCCCACCTCACAGAAGCTTTAATTGAGGGAGGTGGGGATAAGTTTGTACGACATGCAGCTTACGTAATTAAGGACGGCAAGTTTCTAAAGAATCGCTCGCTAGGCATACAAATTCCAAACTCTCTTTTGGATGCAGGTCGAGATAAAGTAAATGAATTTTTTGATTTTATGGAGAAAGTATAATGGAACGTCCAAGTAATTTGAAAGTTGGTGACAAGTTTGTAGTTGGTCTGAGCCTTGACGGCACTCGCCATCACACCTTTAACACTGGTGAAGTTTTGACCCTGACTGAGGATGATGGTACATCCTGCCCTGAGTTTACTAATGGCTCAGAAGAGTGTTATGTGGCTTTTGAGCGTCTAACTCCGTATGGTCAAGTTGCTGAATTGAACCCCCTGGAGTACGTTAGTCAGCTACGTCAGTTCTCAGAGTGGCATGTAGATACCAGTGGTTTGACCAAAGAACAATTCATAGCCTTCTGGCAGGCACTGAAAGATGATGGTTTTGATGTTACGCCTCACCAACATGAACTAGTTAACCGTGGATTTGTTAAATACTGTAGGTCGCTGAACTATATCTGGTCCAGTGATATCAACGGCCCTGGCCAGGAGGTTGAGTACGGAGAGCTTTGTGCTAAACCAGCTACTGAACACTCAGTTATGCTGACTCTTGAGGATTGTTATGAGCTTGTAGAAGCTGACCACAGGTTAGTCGGTGCTCAAGCAGAGCTTGACAACGCTAAGGAAGTCGTGGAGAATCTGCTCCATGAGCTTAACGCTCTGAAAGCCAAACACAACATTCAATAGGAGCAATAAATGAGCAATCCAGAATTTGACCTTTATGTAGCTGACAAACTTCGTCGTAAGGCTGATGACGCCAAGCAACGTGGTATCGAGTTCAACATGACCTTCCAGTCAATGAAGAATATCCTTAGTGCCAAGAAGTGCTACTACACTGGCTTTCCAATCAAACGTGCCAAGCATGGTCAGTCTTATGCTCAGCCAGACGACCTTACGATTGATCGTATCGACTGCACCAAGGGCTATGTAAAGGGTAATGTTGTGGCTTGCTCACATGCTGCAAACCAGCTCAAGGCTCAAGTTGAGAAGGCTGGTGTTCCTGGCTTCAACATGGGTATCAAAGTGATGAAGAAAGCTATCAAGCGGATCGAGGGATAAGTGATGATGACTCTTATACTGTGGTATCTGGTTGGGGTGGTAGGCTCTGTGATTGGAGCTGTCACTGACACTCGTAGCGGCCACGATTTTAAGGTATCGCACGTGCTGGCCTTACTGTTCTGGTCGATACTCGGTCCAATCATTCTTGCTATTGCTATATGTTATGCAGTAGACTGGGAGAAATATAACCGCACGCTGATCAAGGGTAAACTAAATGAGCTGGAATGAAGATTGGACCATTGATATGGTGGAAAGCAACTACAAAGTGTTGGGTTGTATTGACCCCGAGGATGTGTTTCAATTGATCCAAGACGCTAAAGAGTTGAAGCGTTTGTATGATGGCCTTGGTCGTAGCCACATGGCTGACCTTCACCAAATGATTGACGAGAGTGAATAATGGAAACATCTAGAAAAGTGAACCTGATCAGGGAATACTTTCATGTGATTGACGACCTGATCATTGAGTATCCACTGGACAGCTTAGCAGCCTTCGTGAGGGGCTTAATCACGGCGTGGAGCCTGGATGGCACCATATCTTGGAATGATGCTGAGGGTTTACGAGAAGAGCTGGAACAACTATCTATTAAAGTGAGGAACCGTTTTGAAAACAATGAAGGCTGAGGAATTTGGTAATGGCTGGGAATACGACAAGGCCAAGCGTGAAGAGCGTAAGAAGGCTCGTAAGGGTCGAGACGTTAAGCGTGGTCGTAAGGGCCAGTGGCAGCCAGTTGGTGCTGATGAATAATTGCAGCTATCTGTAGACAACGTCGCCAATCTAGTGTACAATGTACATGGGAATAAGGATATATAACATTTCGTTATATGTGTTCCCTTCTACAAGGAGCCTGTTATGGGCAATACACCAGATGTACAGGCATATTATGCCAAAGAACAAGTGAGGATTCTTAAGTGGAAGCTTGAGATTTTCAGAGCGGCCTTGAAGGGTAACACCAACCCTAAGAGGACCCTGTGGCTAGAAGCAAGGATTAGCGAACTAGTTACAGTTTTGTTCGAACGTACAGGCACTAGATACTAAGTGCAATTTAAGCCCGCCTAGTGCGGGCTTTATTTTTGTCTGTAATATTTGCATAAAAGGATTGACGGCACCCCTAGAACGTGTAGAATAGGCCACATCAAAGACGAACACGGAGAAATAACATGACAACCATAAACCCTAAGAATGCCATGATACCAGTCTGGTGTGGGTACACCACGACTAATGAGTACGGCCATCTTGGACCTCTCTACGGCGTATATCGTACTGAGGATGATGCCAATGTAGGTGTACTGGGTATTGGTTGGTATGGTAGCAGTGGTCGGGTTATCAAGAAGTGGGCTTTGGAGTATGGGTATGATCTGTATATCCTTGACAATACTGAGCCGACCTGCTTCAATGATGTAACTGAGCGGCGTGAAGAGCTACGCCAACATAAAATCGCCACTGCACTCGGCAAGTTGACGGAAGAAGAGATTCAAATACTTCGAGGTGAATTTAAATGATCAACTATCAAGAAGTAGCATCTGGTGCTTACATCAAAGTGAAGTGGAAGAAGACTGAGCTTGGGCGTATTTACAAAGAGGGAAAAGCGTGGCACTATCGCCCCCGAGGGTGTGATGGGGCTATCCGAAGTGAAGAGTTTTACAACCTTGCTACACTTAAAGATCACTTGGAGGGTAAATAATATGATTACTATGCTCATGACTGTCTTCTTTAAACTCGGTTGGTCAGCTTTTGTTGTATACCTAGCTGCCTGGGTAGCCCACAATACAGAGTTAGTAAAGCAAAAGTATACTGTAACTGTTGGTGCTTTTTCATTCGTCACATTTACAGCTTGTATGCTTATTGCAGCACTGCTACTTGTCTGGAGTTAAGAATGAAAAACACTATCATCTGGCTATCCTCAAGCATCTGGCGAATTATTGCCCTGTATATTTTGTCCCTACTAATTGGGGCGGGGGTGTTCAGCGTAGCTGAGGCTAAGCCATTCTTCGACAGCTTGTGGTGGTGCTGCGTGAGCGCACTAACTATTGGGTATGGTGATATCTATCCAGTGACAGCAGTTGGCAGGGTTGCTGCCATGTTGTTCTCACACTTCTGGATCATGTTCATTGCACCGCTGGTGATTGCCAACATCTTGAACATTGCACTTGAGGATAGAAACCTGTTCAGCCATGAAGAGCAGGAAGAAATGAAAGCCTTACTTAAACGTCTGGCAGATAAATAGGAGTTGTCAGTTATGTTAGATACGAAGAGATTGTCGCTCCATCCGTTCTACCCTATATGGAATGCAATGATTCAGCGTTGCACTAACCATAATAATAAACAGTACGCACATTATGGTGGACTGGGTGTCGAGGTTTGTTCAGAGTGGTTACCACCAAAAGAAATTGGCTTTGTCAACTTTCTACAGGATATGGTAGACCCGTACTTACTTTTAGGGGAAGATTACTTTTCGACTTACTTTTTCGTAGGCAAGACTTTGGACAGAAGATTTGGCCCGGCAGGGTATAATCCAGGTAATTGTCGATGGGTTGGTTATGAGGTACAGAACTTAAACAGGAGAGGTGCCAAGGTGGGCAGGGCATACCCTCAAGGTGTGAAGCTGAGGAAGAAGGATTCTAGGTTTGTGGCTTACGCAGCACAAGGCAATAAGAATATCCAACTATATAGTGGCTATAGTCTTTTCGAAGCAGCCTGCGTGAGGAAGTCCTGGGAATTATCTAGGTACAAAGAGTTGGGTGTATGACTAGGTAATCATTGAGTGGTGTCTTTTATAACACATTAAAAATTAGAACTCGACCATTTTTCACAGGATTCTGGAACTGGACAGAAATTTAGAACTCGGTGAAAATTTAGAACTCGACAAAAATTTAGAACTGGGCGATTTTTTACAGAGATTTGTATATAGGCGAGAGTGGGGTAGGGTGGTATGCCCCTCCCCTGCCTGAAAAGTTGTAGCACGTCTCTGGCCCTGCGAATGAGTTTGAGAATCATTCTCACCTGCAAATGATATGCGTTCCCATTTACACCCGAAGATGAGACATATTCGCATTCCCAGAATGACAGGCACCCTCCCCGTCTTGTACTCCGGTGTCCTGGCTGCCGCCGTTCGTTCCCGCTTGTGTCTATTGTAGCAAACTGGTCAGGGCATGCAACAACTATTTGAAAATATTTTCACCCTTTACAAGCCCTGGTGATTGGGTTAGAATCACACCAATCGAGAATAAATCTCACTACTAAAAGGATATTATATGAAAAATTTGGCTATCAAAATAAACGATTTTCTGGTGGGCTTTGGCCTATTCGTTATCGCCCTGTTTACCTTCTTTGCCCTGGTGGGTGGCGCTGGTTGGTTGGGTCTGGTGTTCGGTGTGTGTGCCCTGGTGGCGTGGTCAATCGGCGCTGGCTTGTGGTGTGTGTTGTCTGGCATTTATGACGAATTGAAAAAGATTAATAAAGAGGCTTGACAGGCCCGCAACTATCTATAGAATAGCCAACACCAACCAACAAAGAGATAAGCCAGAATGAACCGATTAGAAGCCCAAGCCCTTGCCCTGGAAAAGATGGCAGAACATGGCCTAACGTCACGTGGGTGGCGCCTCGCCTTCAATCGCAGAAAGTCTGCCCTTGGGCTTTGCAACTACAGCAAGAAGACAATTTTTCTTTCTGAGGTTTACGTCGCGTTGAATAGTCACGCTAACGTGCTAAACACTATTTTACATGAGATAGCACACGCCCTAGCGGGGCACCATGCTGGCCACGGCCCATACTGGCAAGAAGTGTGCCGTAATATAGGGGCACGGCCTGAGCGTTGCAATAATGAGGCTGATTTAGTTATGCCTGAGCATAAATATAGACTGGCTGTCAAGCTTCCGTGTGGTGGCCTGGAGTTAACCCGGATCACCCGCGACCGTCGCGGTAATATGGCCGAACGTCAATTGCGTGGCCGACCAGACACTAAAAATAAATTGGTTTGGGTAGAAAATAAAGGTTGACACCCTGTTTTGACTCTGTAGAATAGGCCACACAAACAAGCAATAGCCAAAAGGCTAAAGGGGCAAAAGATGTTGATTTTCAATTATCCGTCGAAAAAGAATATGAAAGAGAATATTGGCCAGCCTTTGAAATATAAGGAGACTTCTATCTTTGGTCCTGAGTACAAGCCAGACGGCAAGCTGACCGGCTGCAACCGTCCGCACTTGACCGGGCATAAGCGTGAGTTTTTCGCCGTGGCTACCTTGAAAGATGGCATTATTATCAAGGTTGAATAAAAGCAAAATAAAGCTTTACAGGGTAAAGCCCATTCGATAGAATGGGCACACACAAACCAAAGAGGGTAACAAAGATGACTTCTACCACTATTGCAAAAAAGCGTGAAATTCTGGATTCTGCAAAGGGCCAAATGTTCCACGTGACTTTTGAAAAGGCCGATGGTACACTGCGCACCATGCAAGCCAAAAAGTGGATCGAAAAAGCCCTAGCCAGTGGCGATAAAAACAACAAAGGCAAGTCGAATGCCCCCAGTGAAAACTATGTGCTAGTTGACGTGGAACAATACAAAATTGACCCGAAAAAATCTTACCGTTCTTTGAAGCTTGATAAGCTGCGAAGTGCAACTATTGCAGGGATCACGTATAACTTCAATAAGTAAGGGTTAGTTAGTTTGTTATATACACTATTGACCTTGCGTAAGATTTAGTGTATATAGCAGGCAATCAAGCCTTGACAAAGAGGGTTACAAAATGCGAACTGTAAAAGCCAGTGCATTTGATAAAGATTATCAATTCCAACAAGCCAAAAAGCAGGCCCGTAAGTCTGAAATTGGCCGGCGTTCTGGCCGTCGCGGCACTGGTGCCTGGGGCGTATGGCGTGAAAACGAATAAAGCTTGATAACAAAGCCCGCATAAGCGGGCTTTGTCAGTAGTACACTTTACAAATTGGATTCGCTATGGTAGTCAATAGACGACAGACGAGAAAGAAAATCATTCGCAAGGCACCACTGCACCAGCGTATACTTGGTAAAAGTCAAGTAGAATTAGATTTAATTGTAGACTTGACAGATGAATTGGAAAAGGCTTACAGTTTAGATTTAATCGAATATGACGACTACCTGCGTTGCCATGATGCCCTGACAGTCAGGCGAGAAAAGGCCAAGCGTGCCTTAGATAAGGCAATTGGCATAATCCATGCAAGGCCAACCACGCCAACCACTACAGAACATAGACGCTCAAAGCATTATCAGCGTCAAGCATGGCAGCCCTGGCAAGTCAAGCTATTGTTTATAGTGCTGGTCTTAATATCTTTTAAAATATTCTGTAAATAGTGCTGAATAATGGTTGACGGGTGATGTGTAGCCTGTAGAATAGGCGACAAGAAAGGCAAAACGCCTAAATCAACCCAGCAAGACAAGGATATGCTAAATGAAAGCCATTCTCACTATCGACCTGCGCAAAGCCTCTGACCGTAATAAAGCCACACTTAATAATGAGCTTCTAATTGAGAATGCTTATCGTATAGAAGGTGGCCAGCGGTTTAAGTTTACGGACCATGCGTGGAAATTTTGGAACGATAGTCAAGAGGTCATCGGCCTGGAAATATCAAAAGATTGGCAAGTAAAAACTGTTCGCAAAGCTTTGAAGCTTGATAAGCCAAAGGGTGGGATTTTTATTCACACCGTTGCAAGTTTCGTAGAATCACTGTAAACTCTGCCAATCATTTAAAAGGATAAAGCCCCATGTTTTACGTTCTCAAAGTCGTGTCAGGTAATCGCAAAACAGGCCCAATGCCAGTATCCACTAGCAACGGCACCACGTGCCCAGATGCTTGCGCATTAAAGGTGAAAGGCTGTTATGCAAAATACGGGCCAACTGGTATGGCATGGCGTAACGTAGACAGCGGAAAAGCTAAGGACGCCGTAGAATGGCCCCAGTTTGTACGACAGGTTAAAGCCTTGGGCAAGGGCACACTCTGGCGCCATAATCAAGCGGGTGATTTAAATGGCATTGGTGAGTATATCGACCGCGCAAAGCTTCTAGACTTGATCCGTGCTAATTACAATAAACGTGGTTTTACATATACACACTATGACGTTTTAGACAATATGCCTAATGCCGCCGCCGTGCTATTAGCTAATGAGGGAGGCTTTACAGTCAATTTATCAGGCAATGATATGGGCCATGCTGACAAGCTCAAAGCGCTTGACATTGCCCCAGTAGTCGTGCTTATGCCCCGTGACGCTGAAAAGGTGAGCTATACGCCAGACGGAAACAAAGTGGTAATTTGTCCAGCAGAAAACACCGACAAAATTAACTGTCAAAACTGTGGGCTTTGTCAACTAGCAAAACGTGATTATATCATAGGGTTCCGCGCCCATGGTACGGCAGCAAAAACAGTTGACTTGATCGCAAAAGGGTAAGACAATAAGGGCTAGCCGAAAGGGTGGCCCTTTTCTTTTATGGTGATTTATGAACAGCACTATTTATGCCCCTTGCAATCGTTGCTCTTTTGTGGGTTTAGAGCGTGAATTAAAAAAGGTTGACAATCCAGATGGCAGCGTGGTACGCCTTTTCGTAGATCACAAAGGCTGGCGTAGAATTGCCCTCTTTTCCGATAGTGGCCAGGATAGCGGGCTGTCTGGTGTGGCCATCATGCCAGACGGGGAAATATACTACAAAGAGACGGCCAAGCATGCCCAGGGCAATGGCTACACTCGACAATTGCAAGCCCAAGCCACGGCGTGGGGTGTGTTCTGGTATCGTTCGCCCATCCTGTCTGATGCTGGAGCAGCCTGTTATAAATCTTAAAATAATTTAAAATAAAGCTTTACAGGCAACACCAGTTTGATAGAATAGCCCCAACGAAAAGCAAAACACAAACAGAGGGTAGCAAACATGACAGCATTCAAACGCAAGCTAATTGGTAAAGGCGCTTTTACAAAGGCTTATCAGGTTGGTGAGAATGAGGTAGAAGTGGTGAGCTTTTGCCCTGCAAAAGAATGTTATGCTATGTTTTCCCAGGGTAATAAGTTTGCCCCTGTTATCGAATTGAAAGAGACAGGCAAGTATAAGATGCCACTTTATCCAAAGGTTAAAGCCCCAAGCCGCGACTTTAACGCCCAGGCTTTGGCAGTATATAAAACCCTTCGCCAAATTGGCCAGGATGCAATCGGCACTAACCTTGATTACTACAAATTTTGTGTATTGATTGAAAAATCTACATTGACCGACGATGACAAAGAGGCTATAATTGACCTTGCCGGTAATGTGGGCAACGGTATCTCGCCCGACGATATGCGCTTTGAAATATCGCCCCGTAACGTGAGCTATAACGCCCAGGGTGATTTGATTCTAATGGATTGCTTTTTCTCTATCGCTACCCTTCGCACGTCTTACAAAATGCGGGGCCGTTCGGTGCGGTGGTGACTTGTAAACAAGCCATAAATAAAGCTTTACAGGGTAAAGCCCATTCGATAGAATGGGCACACACCGACCAAACAGGGTAACGCAAATGATCACCACCACAAGCTTGACACACCCAACCATGGCAAAGCGCCTTCGCCGTGCTATCTATCTAGCAAAGAGCGGATATGGCCATTTAATGGGTGGGCATGGTAACCGCGTTTATCTGCAAAACCGCAAAGGCCACAACATCATGCGAATAGATTGCAAGAATGGTGAGCTTGTGGTATATGGTGAGGAAAGCCGAAACATTACGGCCATTGTGTTGGGTGCCTTGCGTTTGAACAATCCCCATAACTTTATGTTCCCTGGTGACCCTTTCGGTTCATTCAAAAAATAAAGCTTTACAGGGCTAACCCTAGTCGATACAATACCCACACACACAAAGCAAACAACCAAAGAGGCTACAAAATGAACGCTGAAAATATCCGTCAAGTGATTAAAGCCCTGGAACACGTATCTACAAAAAGCGGTAGCCGTCCCATCTGTTTCTCGGTGGGTGATTACCTGATGAACAACGACGACAGCTGCCAGTGGAAAGCCTCTTTGCATTTTGACCAGACAAAAGGCGAAAGCTGGAAAGATTGGGCACATTATAGCAATTCTGGCTCTTTTCCGATCCCTGTTACCAAAAAGGGTTTTGAGTGTGCGTCTGACCAGTTTTTTGCTGACCTGGAAAACCGCCAACTTTGGGATGGTGAGGCGGGCAAGCAACGCCGCTCTTTGCTGAAACATATGCTGGCCTTCTATCGTCGTGAATTGGCACGCCTTTTGCCCCCAGGCTTTGAGGGTTTTAAAGCCTTTGTTACGTCAAAAAATAGCCAGGATGGTATTGATAACAACGACTGGACCACGTGCGCGGTGGGTGAGTATGCCCGATTTAAAGGCATCCTAACCGATGATGCTGGATTCTGGTCACCACTTACAGCCCTTGCCCGTGAGTTAACCGAGGGTAAGCCTACCCTTTACCAAAAGCTAAATTTTGGCAAGTTTGCAAATTACGGCCAGTTGAAACGCTACCTACAGAAAAACTATAAATAAAAGCTGGCCCGTTAGCATTTAGGTGTTGACGGGCCTTTTTGTTCCTGTAGAATAGGCAACACAAGGGCAACAAAGCCCAACCACTGAAAAGGAAAAGCCAGAATGCACAGCCAGAATGACTACGAATCCCAAGCCTCAGAAATTTCTGATGTAGTTGGTGATTATCTGCTAGATGGTGAACTATGGGCTACATTGACAGACGCCCAACGCTACTGTTTGTCTGAAATTGCCCTGAACACGTCCGCGAGCTTTGAGCGTATTGTCGAATTGTGGGAAGCTAGCGGGTTGACCTACTAAAAATAAATCTACAAAAGGGCTTGCCACTGGGTGTGCCCTTTGTTAGAATAACCACAACGAAACGAAATAACCCAAACAGGAAAACGCAAATGAAAACTCTTATCATCCTCGCTGCTGCTGTGGTGTTCGCTGTTAAAGGCTTTTGTGTGGCATTTGATCGTATTGAAGTGGCCCAAAATCTCCAAATGATCGCCTTCAAATGATCGCCTTCAAATGATCGCCTTCAAATGATCGCCCAGGCTACCGAATAAAAGGAGGGTATAGAATGTTTTTCGTTATCCTACGCCTTTGCATGGCTGCCACCTGTAACGACTACTACATTGACAGTAGCCTGTCACATACGGATTGCATGATTAACGCCACTGCCCAGGCTGATAAGCTCGAAAGCGTTTGGCATAGTCGAAAAGGTCTAAAAGAATATCTTACAAGTCAACAAATAGTTGTTGATAATGCGATGCTTTCTCATTATGGCCTGTCGTGTGAATATGTCCCTGATGCTCTAATTCCTTAAATAAAGCTTGTATTGCCTGTTAATCCCTGTAGAATAACAGGCACGGAAAGGGAAAAGCCCTAACCAACTAGAAAGAGACAAGCAAATGACCAACATGACCCACACCACCGCAAACAGCCACCAGCTTAAAGAAGGCGACATTATCAAGCATTATGGCGTCTGGCTGCTGCTGACTGATCGCAAAGCATATCCAAAGCGCCCAGACGACTGCCCAGACCGTCAAGGTGAGTGCATCACTTTTGTAGGTGTTGAAATTGCCAGGGAACGTGATGCCCAATTGCCACAACACTGGACCGCAAAAGGCTATAACATCCAGGGCAATAAAATGGCTTTTTGGTGTGTAGTTTCCGCAGAATAAAGCTTGTTAGGCGTGGGCATTCTTGATAGAATGCCCATACATTAAAGAGGATTCAAAACATGGAAATTTTGCTAGGTGCTGGTCTTGCGTTTGCCATTTTCGCCGCTATCATGTGGGCTATTCAATAAAGAGGGTTACAGTATGCAGATTGAAAGCTGGGTTGACGAAATCGAAGCCGTTTCTTATGT